TGAGCACCACTGCATGGCTCCATGGCTACCAAGGTCGGAGCCATGTCTGCCAGAAGCTCATAGAGCTTGTCGTAGGGGATCCGGTCAATGAGATAGGGTTCCTTGTGATCAGAGTCGAATGCGGCAAGAGCCACATCAGTCTTGGCAAGGTCGAGGCCAATAGCTTCGTATGCGATAGAGGTGTCGAGTGTTGACAGGGTGCGCTTTCTAGCCATGATATGGACTCCATGAAGGCTTGTGATGCCACATTATCGATCTGCGAGAATCGATTGCCTAGGCATCGGGTGGGTGGTCCATGTCATTACGCTTCGCATTGGATGGGGAATTCCGCGGAAGTGGTTAAAACGACACTCGCACAACGAAACCCGCGCATCCGACAGGTGACGCAAAGGCCGACTTCCGCTACAATTCGGCTCCGAAAATCCTGCGGTCCGTCGCGCGCGTGCGCGAGGGCCCACCGCCACTTTCGAACGCACAAGACATGACGATTGAAAACAGAATCGCCGGCGCTCTGGCCGGCATGGTGCTCGGCGACGCCCTCGGCGTGCCGGGCGAACTGTGGCCCCGCGAGAAGGTCCGCGCCCGCTTCGGGCACATCGACACGTTCCTCGACGGCCCCGAGGACAACATCGTCGCCTGCTACTTCAAGGCCGGCCACTACGCGGCCTGACTTCTCTAAGAGTCAGGGATTTCATAAGGAATCACGCGCATCTCATACGTTTGTTCATACATAGTGTAGCTTGCGCGGGGAGGGAGGTCAAGGGTATGATCTCAGGAAATGTTTTGTTACGGGAGGTAGGGATGAAAAAGATATTGGTCGGGTTGTTGTGCGGCGCGTTGGCGGCCATGCCCGCGTTGGCAACGGGGGCCGTGGACGTGAACGGCTTTAAGATGCGGGCCACTTCCTGCATTGAAGGTGCGGGGTGCATCGTCGAAAAGGTAATGTGGGGAATGTTGTGGAAGGGCTACTACAAATTCTCCAACAAAGAGTCGGTGACGCTCTATGCCTTTGACGAAGTTACGTTCAAGCAATCGCCCCACTTCTACACAATGATGATCTCGGCAAAAGGCAAAGAGCTAACCCCAAACGTTCGAACGTTGTTGACATATAACCAGGTTCGCTGTTCCGACTTCATGATGAGGTCGATGAAGGTGACCGCGTTTAGCGGCTACTTCGGCGAGGGCGATGTGGTTCTCGAGTTTGATCCGGAGCGTGGATGGGAGAAGCCGATGCCCCATCAGGATTTCCATGCGTTCACAGAAATTGCCTGTAGGCGCTACGCAAAGTTAAAGTAGGACGAAAATGAAAAAGATTTTGGTCGGATTGATGTGTGGAGTCGCGGCCACCGCCGCGTCTGCGGTTGACTTGCATATTGCATCCATGGCAGCCAACGGGCGACTGGTGGAAATTATCGACGTTGATTCAATCGCCCGAGAAAAACATGTCACAAGAGTTAATGTTATTAGCGTAGTTCACAAGTTAGGGAAGCTCTTCAAAAACCCCATCTCTGAGAGATGGGGCAAGCAGATTTGTTTAAGACTTTTGGCCGGGGTCGGAATACCTAGTAGGGGCTGGGTCAAAGTTGATTCCGATCTTTACGCCAGCTTGCTTCGGTAGCTTGCTTACTTCACTGGAATTTCCGCCATTCCCAAACGTGTCATCCTCTAAAGTGATAACCACTCCGTTGTCAAAAGTAAATGTAGCAGGGTTTGCAATCGCAAGTTGCATCGAACCACCACACCATACACGTATCGCTCCGTTACCGTACGGTGAGACGTTACCCCAAGTTACATTCGTCAGCTCAGCGGAACCGTTTCTTGTATTGAAAATCGGAATACGATTGATCATTGTTGGCTTTTCGTGCCAACCAAACTCACCACGCCCATAATCTTGTACCGTAATTACGCAGTGTGCAACAAAGGTGAATACTACTGATAGTGACACATCTTTCGCAGGCATGGTGAACGTTCGCGTGTTTCCGCTTCCTGACAGCGTAACCCCACTGGCTGTAACCGAGCTAAGCTCATATCCCTTTGATGGGGATGCAGTTACCGTGACAACTTCCCCATACTTCGCCAGTGACTTGACCGTGACAGTGCCTTGGCCGGTCTTCGACACACTGATGCGGAAGTCCAGCGCACTGGCAGACGCGTTCACGACCACATCAGTGAAAGGCATGACAAACGTGAACGTGGTCTCATTGACCTTGGTCACTTCAATGCTCGGAGAAACGGCTACCTTTACGTTGCCGTAGCCAGTGTTTGATCGCACGGTAACCGTGACTAGATCACCAGGCATTGCGCTGGGCTTGTTCACACTGGCAGTGCAGTACGTCTGAGTTCCGATGGAGACGCGGAACTCTTTCGGAGAAGAAAGGAGGGCCTTATGCAGCATAGGGCACCTCCAGTTGTGAAGTTACCCCCAAATTGCGGCGATCTCTACGTATGAGCCCGCCATTGGGTGCTTTACTTGGAAATCTGTAGAGCCAATGAGTAATATATTTTTCGATGTGCCCGAGATGACAGGCTCTGGTAAGCCTCCATCCCAATCGGGGAAAGATAGAGATACCACAACCCCTATAGGTACGCTGACCTCCCCTTTCTTGCCAGCTGGTATAGTCGAGAGAAAATTTCCAGCGTGGGCCACCCGTGCAGGGTAATCCGTGTCGTTGGTGATATTTACCTTTTCTTGTGTATCCGACACGATAAGCATTTCCTTCCCGAGCATTTACCACGCCCTCCTTTTGAGAGCGGGTAAATACCTGCTTGACTTTCTTAGAGATATCCTGTAGGGGGGGGGTAAACCTAATAGGTATCACCTTTCCTACGCTACCCTTCAAGTTAAAAGGGTCGCCATCAATTATTACAGTTTGTGTTACATCAAAATTGCACGATACCTTAGCGCCATTTATCTCAATTTCAATTGGCCCCGTATATTCGCGCTCCTCAAATCTCTTGACTGTTGTTTTGTTTGGGACTGAATCAAACTGCCAAGAACAAAATAGCGCCTTGAGCACTCGATCACTCCCCGTAGTTTTCCAATACGGAATTCTATTCACATTACCGAAATCGCCCTTGTCCCAACCAGCGTAGTAGACATCCATATCCCCCACTGGCCTGAAGACCTGTTCTACAGTCATTAGTACATGACCCTCGTCTGCTGTTTTAGCAACCATCTCTTTCTTTAGCATCCCTTCCCTCCTCTCAAAGACGGCGGCAGGTGCGCGCGGCTCAGCTCGCTCTCCCACGCCGTGCGGCAATGGTTATCCTGCCAAAAGAACAAGTGGTCGATGATCCACACAGGCCATGACCTCGAAGCATCGAGCTTATGACGCCAAGCCCTTGCGCTCAGCGTCTCATCAGCCCAACCACCGAGAAGCGTGTTGACCAACTGGTCGAACGCCACGGCGATCTGAAATCCGTCAGGATGTTTCATGCCTTATCCTCCGTGTACGGCTGAGTCCACAGTTCTGCCATGGCAAGCATCGACTTGGAGAGCGCCTGCTGGAGTTGGGCCTTCGTCACGGTTGCCACGGTGTTGTCAGCGAGCACCCAGACGGTCGACTCAAGTCCTGCCGTCTCCGCTGCTGTGATCGCTCGCGCCATACGGGACTGTGCCTGCTCATCGCCGTCGAAGGTCATGCCGTCGACTTCCACCTTAATTGCCGCCACCTTGATCGCTCGTTCACGCTTGGCAATGGCAAGATTCTGTGCTTCCTGTTCTTCAGGCGTCAGCTCTCTTTCAGAGTAGGTCACGCCATACTGCGCCCAGAACTCGACCTTGCCTTCGTCTGGCGCTTCGCCAAAGGACACATGGTCCCTGTTGAAAATGTCCTGACGCACCTGCCATTCAGACTGGTAAGTAACGCCGTTGTACGTCCATGTCTTAATCATTCAATCAGCTCCCAAATTTGGTGAAAGTGGCGACTCCGAAAGTCCCGTACCATGCAAGCGTCACAAGCCCCTTGGCAAGCGTCGGAGCAGAACCGCTCCACGACCAAGAGCTGCCAAGAGTGATCGTTGCGGCCCCCGCCAACGCCACAACTGTGATCCATGCCTTGGTGCCGGAGCCGTTGTTGACCGTGAGCGTGCCGCCACTGGCAAGGCTCATAGATCGCGCCGATGTGTCTGACACGGTGGTTGCCGCGACGACGGTCTCAGTCGTCGTGATCGTTCCCGCGTCACCAGTGCCGGGGATGAGCTGAGGTTTCCCGCTGACACCGGTCCAAGGCACCGCACTCGCCGAGTTCGCCGTGGTGGCAGAGTCGGCCTTGGCCGCACTCGTTGCCTTGGCGTTGATGCCAAGATAGGTCTTCGCCGCATCCGCCTTGGCCAAGTACGTGCCCGCGGCATTGGCCGTTGTCAGGTAGCTCGCGAGCTCAGACGCCATGGCGACACGGTACTTTCCGCCCGTGCCGTGCACAATCCACAGCTGATGCGTGTCCTCCGCCCAGATCGGCTGGGCGGGCGTCTCGGCATCCCCGCCATAGGCAGAGATCTTCGCCGCCGTGTCGTAGTTGATCCCAAATGCTGAGTAAGCCATTACGGCAACCTCCCCATAGAAATGCCCTTGCCAGTGAAGTAGGCAGGCTTGCCAGTGAGGCCCGCCCACGTCGTCGTGCCTGCGGGGCCCGTCGGTCCCTGCACGCCTCGAGGCCCTTGGATGCCCTGAACGCCTTGTGCGCCCTTGAGGTTCTTGAAGGCGAAGGTGAACGTGCGCGCGAGCTCGGTGCCTCCTAGCGTGACCGTCACGGCAGGCGTACCCACGTTGGCGTCGACCGTGGCGGATGCGCTTGTGATGCTCGCCGATGCGCCAGCCGCACCGTCCTTGCCGTCGGCGCCTGGAGCCCCAGGCGTACCTGGGGTGCCCGGGTCCCCCTTCGGCCCCTTGATGTCGCCGACGTCCTGCCATGCCGAGCCATTCCACGAGTAGAGGTGCGTGCCGACCATGTAGGCGTCGCCGAGTTGGCCGACGGGGTGCTGCTCCTGAAGCTCGTCGAGCGTCGGAAAGCTACCCTTGATAGAAAGCGGCGCGCCCGTCTCACCCTTGGGGCCGGCGTCACCTTGATCGCCCTTCGCCCCCTTGATGCTCGCGAGCTTCGCACCCACCGTGAAGGTGCTACCCGCGATTGCCGTGATCGAGAAGACCTCGCCATCAGGGTCGATGACCGTGTCGCCCACCTTGATGTTCGCCTGGGGCGTGAGAGAAGTGATCGCCGCTGTGCCGCTCGCGCTCATGTTGACAGACGTCAAGCGCATGGCGTAGGCCGCCGTCTTTGCAGACTCCGCTGCCGCCTGCGCGGACTTCGCCGCTTCGCTCGCCTTGGTGCCTGCCTCCGTCGCCTTGTTCGTCGCCGTGGTTGCCGCAGTCTCGGCCTTGCCCTGCGCCGTCACGGCCGCAGTCTTTGCTGACTCCGCACCGCTCTTGGCCGTATCGGCTCCCGCCTTCGCAGTCTCTGCCGCTTTCTGTGCACTCGATGCGGCGGTAGCCGACTTGGCTGCGGCATCAGCCTGCGCCTTCGCGTTGGCGGTCTGCGTAGCGCCTGCCGTCTCGACCGCCTTGACCTGAGCCGCACCTGCTGCGTTGACGGCACCGACTTGCGTAGAGCCAGCAGTCTCCACAGCCTTGACCTGCTTCTGGCCTTCAGCCGTGACGGCGGCGACCTGCGTGCCGCCCTCCTGCGTAATGGATGCAAGAGCAGCCTGCCCTGCCTTCTTGACGGCCTCGAGTGCTTCCGTGGAGGAGCCAGCCGCGCCGGACGCGATCTCGGCATAGTGCTTGGAGCTGTAGAGGTCGCCTTCGACGGGCGTGCCCATCTGCGTAGCCCACTTCTTTGCTAGCGTGGCGCTCGAACCCGCGGATGTCGCAGAGCCCGCCGCACTGGTCTTCGCGGACTGAGCGGACGCGTTGGCAGACTCTGCTCCTGCCTGCGCGGCCTCCGCACGACGAGCATTCTCTGCGCTTGCCCCCACAGAGTTTGCGGCCTTCTCCAGCGTGCCGTCATCGACAGCGCCCGCCACCTTGTCAACCGCAACGATGTGGTCCGCCACAGTCTTGATGTTGCCGCCCTCGGCAGTGCAGTCCTGCGCAGGCTCATCCGTCAGACGCCCTGCGGAGAACTTCACGGGCACGCACTTGCCACCCTGCAGATCACCCGCGACAGCGCCGATCTTGTCCATGTTGTTGGACACGTCCTTCACGTTATCGATATTCGTCGATACAGTAACGACATGATCCTTCATGCCGGCGACCGTCACGATCTCGGTGGCGATCTCCGCGTCGGTGACGACCTGATCCTTGATCAAGGCGACGGTCTTATAGGCCTCGAGGTTCTCGGGCGCAGCCGCCGTACCGATGTCGTCAAGTGCTCCTGCCACTGCCACGGTCTCGTCCTTGATGGATGCCACCGACTTGACGGACTCGACGTTCTGCCCAACGGTCTTGACCGTCTCGATGTTATCCGCCACGGTCTTGATCTCGTCCTTCATCGGGACGAGGACGGTGGCCGCTTCGGCGTAGACCTTCGTCTGCTCCTCGGACTTCTTCGCTTCTTCGGCGGACTTCTGGGCGGCATCGGCGAACTGTCGGGCGTCGGCCTGAGCGGAAAGAAGCTCTTCGGTCAGGTCCTCGGGCGTCTTGTCCGCAGAAGCAGGCACACGCAAAGAACGACCGACCTCCTCCTTCAACTCCTGGATGAGCGCGATCGCTTTATCGGCGGACTCATTGAGCGTCGTCGGAAGGAAGCCGTCGTGGTTGGTGAGCACCATCTGCTGATCGGGCGTAATCGCCGACAAGATGGACAGACGCAAGCCCTCCGCCACCGGGGAAACAAGCGTGACGGTGCCGCCCGCCTTCTCGTCCTGGTTGGCATTGAGCTTGACAGTGTAGTCGGTGCCGAACTTAAGTGCCTCATCCTGCGCGCTGGCATCAGCGGACTCGGACCGAACCACCTTCACGTCTTCTGGTCGGAAGACCTTGAACGCGAAGGTGTACGCGGAGACGAGCCCGGTGCCCACGTACGGCCCTGCTCGGCGTGTGATGTTTTGTACTGACATGGCAAAAATCCTCGCAATGCCTGTACTTTGTCACACGCCTTTTCTCTCATGCACCCACTACTTGGAGTGCCCGGTGAGAAGCGCAAGCGGATTATCTGTCTCGTCGTTGTAGAGCGCGTTGGCGCCGGAGATCGCACGGTTGATCGGCGTGACCGGGTACGGCACCATGGTTCCGCCGAAGCTCACCCACGCCTTCACGTCTGCCTCGGAGACCTCGCCGTTCTCGATGGCGTGCACCGTCGCGTTGTAGGCTCGACCGAAGTCGGTAATCTTGCGAAGACCCGACGGGCCGCGGTAGCCATAGTCAGTGGTGAGATAGACCAGCTCGCGAACGCCCACGAGAATACCGAGATTGAAGGAGACCACGCTCGAGCCGGACGCCTTGACGGCCTTCTCAAGCCAATCGTCATCATCCTCCCCGAGTGCGCTACCGATGGCGCTTCGCAAGAACCCTTCGATGACAGGCTGCATGACGAGCACCATCAGGAGAGCGCCCGCACGCTTGAACCCCTTCTCCGTCTTGAAGCTCACGGCGGCAAGGTTTAGCGCCGTGTTGAAGAAGGTGTAGAAGACCGTAAAGAGCTTCGACCAGGCGCTTCCTCGCTCAATGGCCGACAAGTCTGCCAGACTGCCCGACCCCTGCGAGTTCTTTACCGCACGGTCCGCGATCATGACAGACATCCCCTCGCCGTTCCCCTCCGCCAAGGCCTTCTCATACGCGCCAAGCCAAGTGGGGAGGTCGACCGCCATCTGCATGACGGAGAGCGGCATGTACGCAAGACGCATCATCCTGTCCTTCAGCTCGCCCTGCCCGCCATTGAGCTTCGCCTGCACTTCGGTGAGCTCTCGGAACTGGGTGCGCATGCGGTTGCGCATCATGGTGGATTTCCCTGCCACGGCCTTGTATGCGCCGCCCGTGATGCCCAGACGGATGAATTCGCTCACACCTCTGCCCGCCCACTTGGGGCCGAGGTAGGCTACGGACTGCGTGAAGCCCACGAGCTGGAGCGCTGCCGTACCGAAGTTCAAGCCGACACCGGCAAGAGAGACACCGCGGCGCAGCTCGTTCGGGATCATGTCCGAAGGCGAAGTCTGCCCGTGGTTGCCGTTGCGACAGTCCTTCATCCAGTCCTCAAGCGCCTTGAAGTAGCGGGCGCCGTAGTGCTGGTGTACCGCCTGCGCGAACGCACCTTCCTTCTTCAGAAGCTTACGGGTACTGTTGACGAACTCAGCCCACGCGATGTAATGGATCTGCTCATCAAGCCCTTCGAACATCGCGCGACTGGTCATGACGAGCGGCTTGTCGAAGTGCTTGGCACGCGACTTCGACCATCCGTCGGCGACACCGCCTGCGCCCATGAGCGGCTTCAGGTCCTCCATGCCCTGGATCTCGCCCACATCCTTCCCGTGGAGACTGGACTCACGGTCGTACGAGATCGGGTAATATCCGCCCGTCAGGGTGCGAACGCCTTCGGGCGTAATCACGCGGACTGCCGTCGGCTCGACCCAATCCGGCTCGCGCCCCACGATGCGTCTGTACGTTTTGCCTGACGACACCTTGATGTCGTCAAAGAGCGCCCAGATGGCCTCTGCCGCCTTGTAATGCTCTTCCGTCAGATACTCCGCAAAGAACGACGCCATGAGCTGATCGGCTCTCGCCTGAGCTTCGGCGAGCTTCGCTTCGTAGGACGGATCACTCTTGTCCAAGCCCTCAAAGAACTTGTAATCGGTGTGGTACGTCATCGTGGCAAGCGCACGCTGACGATTGCCTTCATTGCCGTAGTTGAGGAGCAGGACGAACACTTCCTGCGTGGTGAACGCATGGTTGAAGGTTTTGCTCGTCTTGGCCTTCAGGTCGGTCAGAGACTCCTTCAAAGGCCTGAGGATCTTGTCGAGCTTCATGGTGTACTTGGCCTTGAGCTCTTCTTCCTTCGTAACGCACTTGTCGGCGGGATAGATGAAGAGCTTGGCGAGGAGTCCTTCCCATCCGCCTTCGAGCGTCGCCACAAGCCCGGCCGCTCTTGCATGCACGAGGCCGAAGCGTTCGACCATCTCTGCGAAGCGCTTCGACATGCCGAGCTGTTCGTGCCACTTCTTCGCGTCGCGGCCGTGCGCGACAGCGGTCTCCTGCACCACCTTGGCAGCGCGCTCTAGCGTGTCCTCGAGAAGCTCGTTGCCCATGACGGTGGAGATATGCTTCTCTCGACGAGCTTGAGCCTCCAGCAACTGGATCGCATCGATGAAGCTGTTCATGCCACCAACAGTCTCAAGCGCAGAGGTGTCGCGGTCCGCGATAGCCCGCGTCATGTTGCTCGTGATTTCGAGCCCATGTTCAAGCTCGTTCTCGAGCTCCTTCACCTTGTCATAGAAGGAGGCGTCCGGATCGTTGACGTGCACATCCTTCGCGTCCACGAAGCCCATGTTCACGAGCGCGCGCTGGAGCACTTCGAGAACGCGCGTATCCATGGCGCGATGCGTCGCAACCTTGAACCTCTTGAAGCCGCGTACAGACTTCGAGATGCGCATAAGCGACTGTCGGGCATGCTTGGCCAACGCCGCCTGGTAGAGCTCCTGACGCTTGAACGCCACGGCCTCCGCCACGGCGCCCTTCGCCCACGCCTTGCGCGCGTTTCGGGCGGCACGGTTGGCCGCACGGGCGAACGAAGCGGGCTTGAGGCCGGCGATCTTCATATCCTGCACAACCGAATAGGCGAACGCATCGATGGCCTTGGCTTCAGTACGCGCCTGCCCGTTGAGCGCTTTCTCCATCGCGGCGAGCTCCGTGGAAACCACCTTGATCTTCGCATCGTTGAACGTCGCGGCGTCGGCCATGTCACGCATGGTCGACTCGTCGGCGAGCTCAGGGGATTCCTCCACCAGGCGCTCGACCGTCAAGGCGTCGATGGCCGCTTCAGGGTCGAGATGGGCAAGAAGGTCATCTACCATTTCGTTCGAGTTGGGGTAACCGAACGCCTGCGCGATGTCCTCGAGTTTCTCGGGCTGACGGAAAGACTGGGGAGAAGCGATGCGGGCTTCATGGAGCTTCTTGATCTGACGCGGCGTATAGCCGACCTGTCTCAGGTCTTCGAAGGCGAGCTTCCATCGGATCTTCTCCCCGTCTTTCTCGTTGCCGTTCACCAGAGAGTTCCACGCGTGGTAGACGCGCGTCTTCTTGAACTCCTCCGAGACCTGCGCACGAATCTCTGCGATGCGCCCCTTGCGCTCCTTCTTCAGTTCGCGCACGAGTTTGTTGCGCATGTTCTTGACAACCTTCTGCAGGCGGATGTTGCGAGCGGTAAGCTCGGCCTCGGCCTGCGCGCCGACTGCCTGCTGCGCCTCCTGATAGGCGATCCACTCCTCCGTCGAAAGACCGGACTCGTCCTGCGCCGTAAAGAGGGGCTGCGCCGCCTGTCGCGCCATCGACTCCATCACGTCCTCCTTGGCGACGAACATGGCGTCGAACATCGCCTTCACGTCGTCATTGAGCGCGGCCCCGGGGACGTTCTCCGCCACAGTGTAGATGTCCTGAAGCCAGCGGCCGTACTCTCGGAAGGCGAGCGTGAGCTTCTGGGAAGGTGCTTCACCTTCGAGCATGTACGCCTCGAACGTGCGGGCGAACTTCTCATGCGCCGCCCGCTGATCTTCGGGCTTCATGGCCGCCCACGTCTGCACGTCCTTGACACCGAGCCAGGCGAGGGTGTCGTTCACGGACTGCACATACGCCTTCATGTCGTCTGGCATGTCCTTGTTCTGCATGACGTCCGCCGCGATCTGCGTGCGCATGTCGAGGAAAAGATGCCCCGTCTCGTGGAGAAGCGTGGAGCGATCGGCGCCATTCCAACGGGCGACGGTGCGAAGCGACGGAAAGTATTCACCGTTGACACCGTTCTCTCCGTTGCCCATGACGAACTTTGCACCGTACTTCTCCCAGAGGGCCTTGGGCGACATTCCGACCTGACGGGCAATGGCACCCACCTGCGTCTGGATGAGCGCCTGCAGGTTGCGCGCCTCCTCCTTCGGCACCTTGAGCGCACGGATGCCGTTGCCGACGATACGCCCCACCTCGGAGAGCTCGTCTCGGAACGCTTTGCCCGCCGCCTGCGTCGCCTGCAGCTCGACGGCGCCCTTAACGTCCTTCACCTCCTCAATGGAGAGGGAGCCGCCGACCGACATGAGCTCGAGGACGGACTCGTCCTCCTGCACCATCGCCTTCGCCTTGCCGATCGGCACCTTGATCGTCCCGCCTGTGGCGAGCGCCTCCGGCATCTGCTGCGCCACCTCAGGAACACTCGAGAACTTCTTGTCGAGCCCCCGCTGGTGGAAGGAGTTCGCATCGAACTCGATCGCCTCAACGCCCGCTCGTCGCGCCACTTCCTGCTCGTAAGCGGCGGCAGTCTCGGGATCGAGCTCGTCGACAGCCGACTGCGTTTCGCTCAGCTCCTTCATGGCCTCGGCGTTTCGGCGAGCACGCTCTTCCTCGCGGGCAATCGCGGCGCGCGCCTTCATACCCGTGGTGAAGACTTCGACCGGCGCGGTGAACTGTTCGCCCACCACTTCCGCCACGACATCCGCCCACGACGAGATCTCGCCGTCGGAAAGGAGCTGGCCCGCGGCTTCGCCCATGCCGCCCATCGCGCCCTGCACGGGCATCTGCAGGGCCATGTTGGCGAACTCGCGCTTGTACGCCGAGTCGAGCATCTGACGCGTGGCAGACTTCGGCACCATGGAGACGCCTGCCAATCCGATCGACGCCGCGTCGAAGAGCGCCGTCGCCGCAGCGTGCTTCTCTGCGCGCTTGACGGCATCCGTCAGCATGTCTCGCTTCGCGGGATCAAGATAGGCCGAGGCAATCGACTTCGGATCGGTGAGGTCGATGCCTGCATCCGCCAAGTTCTCGAGTACGCTCGCGTTTTTGTCCATGGAGTAGGAGAGTCCGAACGTGCCCGCCATCTGCGCAGGGACGCCAGCGCCGCCGAGCAACGGAAGCGCAAGCAACGCGGGCGCATTCTGGGTAAACGAGCTCACACCCAAGTCGGCAAGGATCGTAAGAGGATCTTTCGCCAGTGCGCTCATCACCCCCGAGAAGGAGTCCTGCGCCATCATCTCCTGAGTCGCCTGGGCGCTGGGGAAGAAAGAAGCGTAGCGTGTGAGACGCGCTGTGCGCTCGGACGCCTTCTCGATCTGCTCCGCGATGCGGGCCTTCATGCCCTCTTTCCCCGCCATGAAAGCGGCGAGCCCCACTTGACCCGTCTCGTCTTCTGCAGTGGCAAAACGGTACGCCACGTCCTTGCCCTGCGCGATCTCGTCTTCGATCTCTTGGATGCGGCGGAGCTCCTTGGAGTACGCCTCCGCATCGGAAGCCGAGCCGAAGAACGAGGTTGCATCGCCAGAGAAGCTGCCCCTGGTGAAGGCGTTGCGAACCGTCCCCCAGATCGAATCCTTCTCGCCCGTATCGGGCGCCATTGACCAGATCAGCTTCTCACGAACGCCCATAGACGACAGGTCATTCTTGACGAGATTGGCGAAGGCGGGCTCGGAGAGCTTCTCCATGAGGGTCGGGGCCTCGGTGTACATCGTCGCCCAATTGACCGCCCGCGCCTTCTCGGCCGCCTCTTCTGCTGGCGTAAGCGTCGGCGTCTCTTCAGGTGTCATGTCGAAGACACGCGCCTTGCGAAGCCGCACAGCCGCCTGCTCAGGCGTCTCAGGGTCCATGAGCGCCTGCTCGTAGTCGGCCTGAGCCTGCGCCGCACCATCCTGCGCAATCATGCGCTCAATGAAATCCATCAGTTACCTCCGTCGTCAAAACCGTACATATACGTCGTCTGGTGCCCGAGCCAAGATGGGCCCGTACTGCCTTCACCGACCTGACCGCCGGCGCGCGCCATGAGGTAGTAGCGCAGACGGGCGACCTGCGGCATCGGGCTGTTACCGTGCTTCGCCTTCCATGCGGTGTCGATCTTCTTCATCAAAGGCTCGTCGAAACTCACGCTCGGCGGGATCATCACGCGGAGCCGCTGATCCCCGAGCATGATCTTGGTGAGGACGTACTGCATCTCCTGCTTCGTCGGCTTGCGATCCTGGCCGATCTGTTTGAGCCAATGCTCAGCCGTCTGCTCGACGACCTTGTAGGCATCCGTCATGCCGTGGTTCGGCAAATCGTCCATTGTGAGCATGCTAGCCACCTTGTTCGTCGAGCCGAGCAGTTCGGAGACGGGCGTGATCTCGCGCATTGCGAGATTGATCCGCTGCCCCACTTCGATCTCGTTGAGCTTCTTGCCAAGCTCTTGCCCTTGCAGACTCAGGACTTCCTGCATCCGCACCATGTAGGCATTGGCAACGTCCGGCGTCTTTTCCCTCAGCTTCACGTACTCGGGGTTTCGCTTAAGCGCACGTTCAATCGTCTCACTGCTAATGACGAACGGGTCCTGTACCACGCCCATCGCGGCAAGGCGCTTGCGTGCCGCCTCATCGTCGGCCGCGTAAGTCGAGCCCTGCTTGAGGCTGAAATACCTCGTCAGGATGCGCTGACGATCCTTTCCGTTGAGCTGGTTCAGGTAGAGCGTCAGCTCGTCCTCAGACATGGACACGAGGAAACGGTCATCGCTCAGCTTGCCAAGCGCGCGCGGATCAGAAGCGAACGTATCGCTCTGGTAATGCGCAGCCAGCTTCTGCACCTCGGCGGCCTCGTTCACGTCAAGCCGCGCCAGTAGATCCTGCGGCACCTTGGAAAGGTCGCCGTTCGTCTGGAAGAGGATGTTCGAGATCTGCGCCTTGATGTTGTTCTGGTCCTGCACGTAGGACTGCTTCTTCTGGTTGACCAATACAGCCGCCTTCGTGACGAGCTCGTCGCAGTAAAGCGGGTCGGCGGCGGCGCGCGGATCCGTCCGACGAAGGTCTTCTCGGATCTGATCAGCCGTTGGCCATGTCTTCGCGGCGGCCGCATACTGCGGAGAGAACGCGGAGACGCGGGAGCCAGTCGCCTTGTCGATAACTTCCCTCTCGCGACGCATATTCGCCACGGCGCTCTTGAGCGTCGACTGCGCCTTCTCGGGCAGATAGTCCGTCCACACGCCGCCCTTCTCCTGCGCCTGCTTCTCAGCCTCGCGCACGGTCTCCTTGGAGGTGATATACCCCGCCATCGCCATGTGCTCGTCGGCGAACTCGGTGAGCATATCGTTGTAGCGGGCTACGCCCAGCATGTCGTTGTAGTTTCGATCGGTCTTGAACGCTTCAGGATCCCAGGGTTGATTGGCCGCCTTGGCCGCCTCCATGCCCTGCTCAACGGTGAGTTGAGACGCACCGTGCTTCCACTCGGAAGGAGCGCCCTCCTTCGCGGTGAAAGACTGGCTGCCTTTGCCGGGCATAGTGGAAATAAGCGCCTCGTAGCCTCGGGCGGTCTTCACAAAATCCTGCGTCACGACGCCTCTCTTGACGGCTTCGCTGAGCCCCCCACGGAGTACTTCTCCAGCGCCACCCAAGCCCGCGGCATATCGCTCGATCTTCAAGCGATCCTCGTGCGCCTGCACGATCGGGTTGATGCGCTGACGAGCGCGCGCGACGTCGGAGCCAAGCATCTCCTTCGAGTGCGCACGAAGAAGCCCGAGCGCCTGATATGCCACGGCAGGGTTTCGATCGGAGCCTGCCAGGAGCGAGTCAATGCCGTTCATGTACATGGACGACATGTTCTTCTTGATGTAGAGCGCCTTGTTCTCGGCCGTCCAGCCCATGAACTCGGCGAGCTTATCCGCGGACTCATGGATCGCATGAGCGCTCTGCGCAAGCATGTCAGGCTTGCCGGCATACGCTGCGCCCGACTCCACGGCCTGCGCAATCGCGCCTTCGTGCGCCGCCTTCTTCTGGGCAACCGCCTGCTGATAGACGTGCTGAGAGACGCCGGAGTAGGACGCGGTGTAGATCGCCTGTGCCTTCTCGCCGAACATCTTCTGCTGACGCGCGGTGAGCCCGGAGGCGAGCTCTTGGCCGTAGTCCTGAAGCCCCGAGTCCATTCGCTCGACAAGGCCTTTTCCGTCGAGGTCCGGCTCAAGCGCGTTGGCGCCCAGTTGGCTCGCCCAGCCGCCTTCGCCCGACTCCATGTCGATCGCTTTGCGACGAAGTTCTGTGAGCGCCTCCGTCACGCGGGCGTCATCCTGTTCCGCGAGGAACTTCGAGTACCAGTCATCGAGCTTGGCGGACGCCTTCGCCAACGGCTTCTGCACGTCCATCTCGGGAACTTTCGGAATCTCGGTTGACATCGGTCGATAGCCGAGGATGCTCGGCATGACCTGTGGCCCGCCATAGTTGGGAACTTGTGCCATTAGGATGCTCCAAAGTATCGATACCAACGGTCGGCCGCCGTCATGCCGCCGTCAAGAACGCTCGCGAAGCCCTCGGACTGCTTCGCCGACTTGGCGTAGCCGGACATGCCCGAGTAGATGCCGCCCTGCGCGCTCGCCTGAATGGCCTGCTGTTTGAAGCCCCAGGCGGCAGAGAGCGCGTTCATCTCGGCGGTCTTCTTGTCCATCTCCTTCATGATGTCGGTGGACGCAGTGACCTCTGCAGTCGAGCCTTCGCCCAACACCACGCCGCTCGATGCGAACGCCGTGCGCTGCTTGGCTTTGATCTGCCCCGCGCGGTAGGTGAGTTGCGCGACGGCAGCTTCGCCTTGACGCATTGCGGACTCGGCGGAAAGCTGTGCCATCTGGCGGTTCTGCTCGGAGATCTCGGCCTGCTTGTTCATCACGTAGTCGAGCGTCTTGCCGCCCTTCCACGCGGAGTACATGCCGCCGATCGCCTGCCCGATGGCAAGACCGATAGATGCACCGCCCATCGCCTGATTAAAACCGCCCGCCGACGAAGCTGTATCTGGAGCGGTCAATACGTTCTGCGTGCCAGCGGGCCCTTGGATCGTGAGTGGATCCGTGCCGTAGTTCACGCCGCCCAGTAAATTGTCGAGGTCGTAGGTAATCCCCTGAAGTGTCAGTGCCATAAGAAAAAAGCCCTCATAGTTGAGGGCTAGGTTATCGGGTTGAAGGGACCTCATGCACCCATTACTTCGCGAGATCCCAACAGAGACTAACGATCGTGAGCGGCAGAGGATCTTTCTGACGAACGCAGATCTGCCCAGAGTCGTTCCACTGCGAGATTGTGGCGACGGAGATTTCCTTGTCCATCAATGCCGGCGGGGACCCGTACGGCTCATCGGTTCTCTGCTTGTACTCGACAAGATTGTCAAAGTCAGGGCCAACAAAGACACCGGAAGACTTGTGCACACGCATGAACACATCGTTCACGTTCTTCATGTGCCCCATACCGACCGAGCCGTCCGCCAGCTGTACCGCCACCGGGAGCGTCTGCAGGTCGGCCGTGATCGGCAGGCCCACGATGACGTGACGCGCCGATTGGGTGAGCGTGACTTTCCCGTCCTCTACTACGCGCTGAGGGAGCACACAACCGTCGGCAAGGATGTTGACCGTCTCGCCTTCGAGCCAGGTGAGCCCCTTCACCTCAGTCGTCCGGTCTCCGATGTACTCCCCGCCGCAGTCCACGCACCATGCGTCTTCCAACGCCGAGAACTTACGCTCGTGCATGCGCTCGACGTAGCGGACAACCTCTCCCTTGACTGTTCGACGGATGATGAGATAAACGATGTCCTCATCCCCCTCAGGCACGACCGTCACAGACTCGACCGCGCCGTTCACCGTCGTGTGCTTGTGCCAGCCGCCAATCGCCTGCTCAGGCAAGTAGGTAAACCCCAGAAGACTGCCGTCAGCCATCGCCGCCCACACGATCGGATCCGGCGACTTCGCCAGCGCCATGTCGACGATCTGCGAGTCTTCGAAGAAGTGCGCGGATCGGATCGACAAATCGCCTGTAGTGAAACCAGACGACTGCCAGTTGTACCCGAGCTCGCGCACGTGCCCGCCACGGGCGGCAGCGTAAACGACCGTGGAGTTGACCACCACAGGCATGACGTTCGAAGCGCCTATCTGCGCCTGCACTTCCGATCGAATCGCATCAGGCGCCATCGGGGCGGAGCCGCCCGAGTAGACTCGATACTCCGTCGTATTCGTCATCGCAAGCATCTGCTGGAGCGGCGTCAGATGCAGGATGCGCGACGCCTCCTGCGCCGCGATGGCGAAACGCAAGCGGTTGTCGTCCTGCGAGGGGAGCGTGTGACTCATGTCGGACTCGGTACCGGAGCGCGTCATCCACACCATCTGAGGTCGCGTCGGCGTTCCCGCGAAGCATCGGCGCTGTTCGTAGTAGCAGACCGCGCCGGGGTAGTCGCCCGCCTTACCTACGTTGGCGGTGAGCGAAGCGCCACTGCCCACCGTAGAAACAACCGTCAACTTCGGAGACGTGTAGCTTTGCCCGCCGGACCGCACGGCTACCTTCTCGATGCGCCCGTCCTTCACAACTGGCACAAGCTCCGCGCCCCAACCTGTCGAGTCCTTGACGTCGATACGAAGGGACGACTGCTCAACATCGAGAGCAACCGTAGCACGTCGGCCGAAACTCTCAGTCCACGAGCCGACCCATGTATGGTCCGTCCACGTAATTTCAACACGCGGGAGAGAGTAACCTTGACCTACGTTTGTGACCTTGATGCCGGTGACGGTGGTAGTGACCATGTCGTCGTAGGAAGGGCCGGCGTCACTGTTGCCTGCAATTTCCTCTCTCCAAACACGGCGAGAGGTGACCAGCTCCACAGTTGCCCCAGTGCCCTCGCCGTTCTCGTCGTATACTCGTACGGAAAAAGGACTCTTTTCGCTACCGGAGTCCGCCACACGGCGGGTGCCGGAAATAACCTTGTTGCCATTCGGCGATGAAAGGATGCGCCACTGATCCGCGACGATGCCTCTGCGGTCATAGACGTACCCGCTCCCGCCGTTGTTGACCGTGACAGACGTAATGCCCTTGCTCATAAAGAAAGGGTCATCGTAGATAGGCGGCGTGATGCCCTCGTCAGGCGAGTAGTTGTCGTCGATGAACGACGTTTCGGTCGTCTCTCCGATAAAGCAGTACAAGCCCTTGAAATTCTTATAGACGCGGTATCGCTCCGCGTCTGCCACAGAGCCCCACGTGATCGTACAGGTGGCGTTGTTGAGGTACAGGTTTCCCTTTGTCTCGCCAACGGGGCTTGCAGGGCTCTCCTGCTCGCTTCCCGTCTCCGTCTCCTTCACCGCGGTCACGCGGTACTTCAACGTGTAGCGGGTCTTCTCGCCTTCCGTAATCGTCTGCCCACTGCTCGCTACAACGTTGTATTCAACCTTCGGCGCTCCTGGGGCAGGTAGCGGTGCGCCGAACTGAACGTCGACAAAACGCCAGTCGGTCGCGCCGTAGCGACGCAACTCCTTCGGCGGATAGTTCGGATGCACGAGCGTCATGATGTCCATCGACTGGACATAGTGGATGTCAAACACGTCGTCCGAGCTGTACGGCGTCTCGATCTCATAGGGCTGCCCGTCTTCGCCCAGGAGGGTTTTGCCCGACGTGTGAAAGCGCGCGTACTTGTCGCCCAGCTCGATCGCGAGCGTCTGATCCGACGAGAAAGTGAACGGAATCAGTCGGCACTTCTTCGTCGGAAACTTCGTTGCATTCACATACGCCGTACCCGGGCGAACCGTCGCCGGGCCCTGTGGGAGCACGATGAAGTTGCGACACTTTGCCAGGCCCTGCTGGTACTTCTGATCGTCAAATCGCCCGTACATGGCGGGGGAGAGCTCGCCCGCCGAAAAAGACATTTGAACTTTGCGGATGCCCATGCCTACCTCCTTACGATCCACGAGGGCGTGAAGCAGACCTGCTTGCGCTGCTGATTCGCGTCACGCGTCTTCGCCGTCGAGAGCGCCACTTGGAACTGCTTCGAAAGCAAGCTCGATAGTTTCTGCCCCTCTTCGCCCTTGACACGAGAGCCCGCAATCTCCATCGCGAGGTAGTACGCGAACGCCGTCACAAAGGTTGGCGAGAAGTAGCCCTCCGAGACCTCCGACGTCACGTAGGTCGCCACGGGGTTTTCCGCGTTCGTGTAGAGCTTCCCGCCCATCACTTCGAAGTTCGCGTCGTTGGGCTCCACGAACCACATCGGGTTGTCCGTCCACCAACTCGGCATCTCCTGCCGCGCATGCGGTCGAACACGGATGACACGCATGCTGTCGGACGGGACCTCGTAAACACCACGCCATCCGGCCGTCTCGTTCGTGCTCAGCTTGGCGAGAAGCTGACGCTTCGTGGCGAAAGACCAGTCGTGCATCTCCAGCATGGCCGACTTCGCGATCGGATAGTAGATCGCGCACATCTTGGACACCGTCGTGCCGTCGGGCGGGTTGATCGTCGCAACACCCCCCGAGTCGCCGAGGAAAGACAACGCCAAATTACAAATCTCTACAGCACTTGCCATGAGAACCTCCTACAAAAAGAGGCGCCGAAGCGCCCCTTTGTCATCACCTCAATCGAGAGGATCAAGCCGACTTGATGGACGGGGCCTGTTCAAAGCCCGGATTGTCCTGGAAGCCGGACGTGATGAAGCCGTGAACCGTACCCGCTGTCGGCGTGCCGCCGAACTTGGCGACCATGTAGCGCTTGTGGTGGTACGGGATCGGGATAACGACCTGCGTACCCGCCTTCGGAGCGGCAAGGGTGACGGCGGTAGCGACGTCGGCGAAGTCCGTGGTCTCCTTGTCGGAGTCCTGCAGCGAGATCGTGAGGTTGCCCGTCACGTCGGCCTTCACCGTGAAGACCGCCACGAGGTCGCCGTAGGCGTAGCCCGTGGTGGGCTTGGGCTGACCGAAGTCAAGGCGGAAGTCGGACTCGGCCGCGGCCGTGAGCTTCTGGCCTTCGTCCTTCGTGAACATCATCAGATAGTCAACAATCATTGTCTTCTCCTTACTTGACCTGAGCTTCCTTGAACTCAAGCACGTCGACGCGACGGAACGGGATGCCGTCGAAGCTCAGCACGCGGCGGCCGCCAACTTCAGAGAGGTTGAGCTGGACGTTGCGGGAGTTGGCCTGCTGCAGGCGCAGATACGTTTCGATCGTGCGGTTCGTGTAGAAGGCAAAGCGGGCGCCAGAGAGACTCGGCACCTTCGCCACGGCCTTCACGAGAAGCTCGTAGAGGTTGTGGCCCGTGGCGCTGTTCTCATCCGGCGGAACGGACTTGAGAAGATTTTCCTTGATGTTCGCAATACGTACGACATAGCGCCAGTCGCGAACAGAGAGACCAACGTCCCAACCGAAGTGCGTCTTGAGGACGCGGTACTCGCCGCCATCCGGATCAAGCGCGGCTTCTTCGCCGATGTCTTCCTTGGAGAGACCCGCCTTGGAGTTTTCGGGGTAAAGGCCGTGGACCGTGTTCGGGCCCCAACCGACGAGCCAGATGGAGGTGAGGCCGGCGCCCGTGCCGCCGGCGTCGATGACGTTGACGGCGCACGGAGCCTTCTTCGGATCCTTCGTGTTGAAGCGCGGGGCCAGGCCCATGATCTGCTCGGGATCCTTGGAGGAGTCGCCGTAGATCAGAGCACGTTGAAGCGTCTGGGACATGGCTTCGATGAACGGACGTTCTTCGGAAGCGCGCCAAGATTCCTTCATGCCGTTGATTTCGGCGAGCTTCTTATCAACCGTGGCAAAGGCTTCAAGCATGCCGCAGGTGTCCGTGATCTGGGCGACCGTGGACTTGGACTGCTTCACACCGTAGTTGAGCTTGCGCCACGTGACGGTCGGAAGACCCGTACGGACAGTCGTGCGGTGAGAGAACTTGTTGTTCGCCTCCACCCACGTGATGTCGTCCATCATTTCATTGGTTTCGTTGAGTACTTCAACGATGTCAGCGAGCTCGCCATTCGGATCCAGACGATCCATCATGTCGGCGAGCGTCGGATTGCGATTCGGCTTAGTAGTCGTAGCCATTCCTTATCTCCTTAGACATCAACCACCATGTTGGACTTCGGGTAGCGGCGTCGAGCGCCCGCCGGAGCGGAAGCGCTTCCCGTCACACCGTGATCCTGCTGCATGGCCTTGCCGATGCGATAAAACACACGGACCACCTCGGGGTGCGCCCCAAGGCCGGATCCTCTCAAAAGCGCCGTAAATTCGGGAGTCGCAAACTGCTTGAGGGCTTGGTTCGCGACACCGACATTAGCCTTGAAATTGGCGCCGCCGATTTCAGGGTCCTTCTCAGAAAGCGAAGCCCACTCTTGCGACTTCGCCTTCAAGTCGTCCACCAGATACTGACGCGCCGTGGGGACCATGGCGGCAAGCATCTTCTGGGCATTCTCCTGCGAGAGCCCGAGCTCCTTCGCCGTAGCGGCAAAGCCTTCGAGCTGAGCTTCGGTGAACTGCTGCCCCTCGACGTCGAACGGTTCATACGCCTCGGGCGCTGCCTGCGCGGGCTCCTGATCGCCGTCGTTCTGATCCGCTTCGCCCAGCAGAGACGGCATGTCCGCCGTCGGTTCGGTAGCGTCCGTCGCCTGAGCGGTAGACTCCTGCGCCGGTTCGGTAGGGTTTCCCTCGCCGCCTTCGGGCGCTGTCGGATTTGCAGGCGCCGTAGGTTCGACAGGATCAACGGGAGTTCCGTCTTCAGCCATTCTTGTTCTCCTTCATCATCTTGGAATACTGGTCGGGGCAAACCCGATCAATCTGCGCCATCAGGCGGTAGCCGATGTCCTTTCGGCCTTCGGCATGCGCCATCGCGATCGGCATGTAGGACGCCCGCATTGGCGCCTCCTCGAAAGTCGTTCGGAAGACGCCCGACTTCGTGAGAAGCCAGTGCATCAGCCTGCGGCCCCGCACATCCCGCATGAGCCACTTGAAGTCGGACTCAAAATCGTCCGAGGATTCGTAGGGCAGTTTCTGTTCAGTCATAAAACGCCCGCCACTTTCAGCGAAACCAGTGAAGAGATAACGCCGACAAGAATCGGAACCGCAACGCTCTTGAAGGCGTCCCACCACCAAGTTTTGCGTTCCTTCTCTATTCGGCGACGTTCGTCTTCCCGAATCATCTGCCTGTCGTGTTCTTCAACCATTGTTCTTATCTCTTCTAACCGCTTCTCAAACGAGGTATACTTGTCCATAGATCTTCATAGGTCCTCATCGCTAGACGTTGAGAGTCTTAGAAAGCCGTTCAGATTCCACCCTGAGCGGCTTTCGCTTTATGTGTTGAAGCTACTTTGACACGCTGTTTTGCTCTCATGCACCCATTGGATCAATAGCCCGCGAACTGCCCCATGATCTGCTCAGGACTCGCCGACTGAAGGTCTCCCTGAAGCGGGGACATCGGTGACGCGGGGACCGCGGCTTGAGCCGCTCCAAGATCCTTCGCGACAGAGGCCATCTCCTTGGCCTGCTCCATCTGCATCATCTTCGCCTGCTGCTCGGCTCTCTGTTGGCGGATGAGCGCCACCTGCTTGCCAGGCACGATCAACTGGGGATCAAGCCCCAGCACGTCGGAGTAGTAATCCGCCCAGTAGTCCGCATCGAACTTGTCGGCAAGGTCAGGCTTGATTGCCACGAGCATGCCGAGGTTCTGCGTGAAGCGGTCGACCGCGTTGGTTGCCACGGCCCTCTGGGCCTGCGCAAGGATCGAGACAAACTCGACGTTCAAGTCGATGCCTTGACACTCCTGCGGGACCGGCGGGAGCATGCCGACCTGCACCATGCGGTCGAACGTCATGGCGATCAGTCGGTCGTTCATCTCCGCGTTGAGGCGCTCGAGGACGGGGCCGAGCATCAACATCTTCTCTTCGTGGCGCTCGGCAATCTCAGTCGCCGTCGCGCGGGCGGTCGTGGGCATGCCCGTGATCATCAGGAAGATGTCCTTGTAGAACGCTTCATCAATGCGCCGTCGCACGTCCTGAATGTCCATCAGAAGCGCGTCGAGACGCAGGTTGACTTCGTAGGCAGACCGCACCCCCTGCACCTGCGCTACGTTGTCCGCCCAAACGATCCCGCCCGGAACCAGGTTCGCTTCCTGATTGCGCATGTCGGCCGACATAATGACCGCGGGATCGGCCTGCTGAGCAATGGCCTTGGACTTGTGAAGCTGCTGCTGTTGAAGCTGGCGAAGGTCGCCGAGCGCTTCCATGCCCGGCCCCGTCCCGTAGATGTCGCCGCCCGTCACATTCCAACGGGCCGCGAGAACAGGAAATTGTCGGAAGCCCGACTCGCGAAGGATCGAGTCGCCCTTGCCGTTCTTCTCGAAATAGACCGACCGGAACGGCATGTTCTTCGCGTCTCGCTTCTGAGGATCTCGAAAGCTTCGCGGCTCGATGGCGTTAACCACCTCAATCCACTCGTCATAGTTCCCGCGATCGTAGAGCCTACGCACGTTCGGCGACACCTTGTCGTAGCCGAACTCGCCCACGAGTGCGGAGACCGTCATGCGAAATTCTCGATAGCACGTGTTCACGTCGCCTCGAGCATCGGTCGCCAGAGCGAACTCGCCGATGGTGAGCGGCATGCAATGGATGATGGAGTCGTAGTCGTCGAGCACGATCACAGACGTCGTGCCGAAAGCTCCGAGCTCCTCGTACGCCATCTGCAAGGCGCGGTAGACATTCGACTGGTTGAAGACCATCTGCATGAGGGTCGTCACCTGCGTCATCCACTTCTTGACTTCGTAGTTCTCGTCCAACTGCGGGTTCTTCGTCGTGAGACGGAACCACGGGCGAGCCGGGCTCGTCATGCCCGCCATCATGCCGCCCGACAAGGTGCGAAGCGCTCGCGTGCCTGAGTTGTCCAGGATGGCGCGGTGGCGCTTGTCCCCCTTGTTGTTGTCGGAGACGAGGAAGCGCCCCGCGCGAGGCAGAAGCACTTCCGAGATTTCCTGCCAGTGCGGCATCCAAGAGGAGCGCTCAGACTTCAGCGCCTCCCAGCGCTTGCCGCACTGTTTGCGAAGACTGTCCGCCATGATTAGCCTCCCAGAAGAGAGGAGCCGCCGCCAAGCAGAAGATCATTCTTGCCGACGCCGCCCGGACCCGTAATCATCGTGGCGCTTCCGCCGCCTTGATTCTGGCCCATGATGCCGCTAATGTCGACCTCGTTCTGGTTGGCCTTGTTGAACTCCATCTCCTGCTGCTTCTTCGCCTCGGCGGCCGCCTTGGCCTGCTGATCCGCGGCGTGACGTTGCGCCTTGTCCTGCTTGTTGGCCGAATACATCGACGATGCGGCGGAAGCCGCGGCTACGCCAACTGCTACCCATCCTCCTGACATAAGAGATTCTCCTTTCGAGTTAAGAGCCGATCGGGCTCATCAGTAAATTCGTTTTCTGCCTCCTCCACAGTCTTCGCATCCGTCGCGAAGCACATGGTGAAGGACGAGTTTTCGAGGGCATAGACAGCGGCTCTTCGCCCCGCCATGCCGTCGAGGATATGGACGCCGCGAAGCTCCTTCGTGACGCCCCCATCCGTGATTCTGAAGTGCCCGCAGCAGATCAACTGCGTCGGTACCTTGACTGTGAGCCCCACGACCGCCGCGCCTTTCGGAACGTAGACCGTGCGGGAATACATACCCGCATGAAGGTGGTGCTCCGTCTCGATGTGGATCGGCGGGAACTCCGCCTCAAGCGCCTGCCCGAGGGCTTCCACAGCCGCGGCTCGTGTCGCAAGATCATTCATCGCACTTGCACCAGTAGCAGTTGTGCGTGTGTGTCATGCCGAGGCGATCGCACAGCTTGTCGAACTTCGTGCCCGGCGGCGCCATGAAGGTGAAGCCTGGAGCGCCTTCCTTCGCGGCAACCGCCTTGGCGCACCCGAGAAGATCAAGCCCCGTACGCCCACGGCGCCATGCCTTACGGAGGTAGAAGGCATCAACGCCGACGAGAGGAAACGGGTAGTGCTGGGACTGCGTGACGAGAAGCGCGGCCGCGCCCACAAGGCGCCCGTCGTCAAGCACGGCCACACAGCGAAGCTGACCGTCCTTGTCGAGCGCGGCATAGCGGGACACCTGCGCCTCGGCCGCGCCAATGGCAGGGTTGGCCGTCTCGTTGATGTACTCCGTCACCCAGTCCGTCCAACCGTCCAGATCGTAAAGTTCACCGAACGACAGCTCCTGATACTCAATCACTTCCCTTCTCCTCCCATGTTGCTTGCAGACTCTTCCGATACTTGACGTAGACGTAGACCTCTATGCCCTGCTTCAGCGCACCTGTAGCAAGCCAAAGGTCGATAAGCCCTAGCAAAATCTGCGTGTAGGTGGGTAATTCCGAAAACTCAACCATCGCTTCCCTCGGCTCCGGAACGGCCTATCGCTATCCGCAGCGCCGCCCACATGAGCCTCACTGTGCACATCGCCGCACTGACGTAGAAAAGCCACTCGAGCATCTTGTTCGCCAACGGGTCGTCTACAAAGCCGATAACAACCGCTTGCGCGATTAGAAATACGATGGTCAACACCGCACCGAAAAGAAGCGGATATTTCCTATGAGTTTCTGAAACCATGACGCGGATACCTGTTAAAATGCCTAACGTAATCTCGAAATAGCTCATCGCTACCCCATGTAGTTGTTGAGTCCTGAAGCCGCAGGTGTTCCAGCACCCGCGGCTTTCTTTTCATTCGTCGGTCTCAATCAAACCACGCGGGCTTCGTCTCATGCACCCATTACTTCAGACAGGCGAAGGGGTCGTAGTCCCGCCTCCCCGATCTGCGGTTGCGGTACTCGAGCTCCGCGAGCGGGATGTACTCCTCGATCTTGTACGCGAAGGTCAGCGCAAGCGCGTCTGCGCTGTCTGGAGACGGCATGCCGCGCTTCTTCATGTCCTTCTTCGACTCGAGCTTGATCTGCCCGCCCGGCAGGATGTCGTACTCGGGCGCCGTCAAGTCGTCGATCAGCCCCTGATCGTTCGGGATCGTCCCGCCGTCCATCAGCCAGAGCTTCATCCTCCCCCACATCTCCTCACGGAGACGGGCGTACGTCTTCGGATCGTCCGCACCCGCACCGAACTGGATGCCGCGCACGGGATACCCGTCGTCGCGAAGCTGGTCCTTCGGGCCACCGCCAACACCGCCCTCGTCCACGTTGATGTAGATGCGGTCTCTCGGGAACCCGAGCGCCCTCACTTCGTCGAAGTGCCGCTTCACCTTGGACACGAGTTGCGTTGTGGAGAGCCCCTTGAAGCGCTTGATCGGGAGCCAACCCCTGCCGATACGCGTGTAGATCACGCTGTCGTCATCACCGAAGCGCGCCACGTCCACGCCGATGATCGCGCACGTCGCCCCGTTGTGCGGCATGTCTCGCCTCGCCGCCTCCATCACAAGGCCCGACGGGATGAACTGCTTGTCGGACTGACTCGGGAACTCACCCTTCACACGCACCTTGAAGAAGTCCGAGTCTTCGCCGTACTCCTTGCGCCACTCCTCCATCTGCTCCTTGTTCGTGATGAACACACTTCGGCTGTCAATCTGACGAGTGCTCCAGACGTTCTTGCGCTTCCCGAAGCATTCGCGGAAACGCCCCGTGTTTCGCGTCGGATTGCCGAACACGAACATCATCGGCTCACCGTCGGTCAGACCGCCTTCCGCCACTTCCCAAATCACGTCGGGGACCGCCGAGGCCTCGTCGAAAATGTAGAAGGAAGTAGAGGACGCCGCGTGCTGGCCTGCAAACGATTCGGAGTTTTCTTCCTTACACGTCTGCGCGTCAACGCGCCACGACTCAGGAGCCTCCTTCGCCTCGATGGACTCCGCCTTGATCTCGAACATGTCCGAGACAATCGAACGCTTCAGCCATTTCGAGATTTCCGCGAAGGTCTTCGTCTTCAACTGCGACGCCGTGTTCGCCGTCACAACGCCCTTACAGTTCGGACGCGTGGCGAGGATCCAAATCACGAGGCAGGCCGTCAAGAAACTTTTCCCGATGCCGTGCCCTGACGCGACCGCAAGGCGGATGGGCTTGACAGCATGGATCCCGTCGAAACCGTTTGCGCGCACCTGCTGCCCGATCTCGTCCAAGACCTCGCAGGCCCACTTGTCCGGCCCAAACTTGCTCCCCGGATACTTCGATGCCCAAGGTTCAGGCAGCGGTACGATCGAGAGCTCGGGCGACTCGCCCCACGGGAACGCCCACAGCACGAAGCGCAGCGGATCGTCATACCCCCGCGCCAGTTCTTCGGCAATGTCGTCTGACAGTTCATTCATAGAAAATTGTCCTCATGGAAAAAGACCCCCGACTTCGGAAAGGAAGCCGAGGGCCGGTTGGTTAGGGAATGTCTTCGAAGTCGTCTTGAGCGGGCTGGTCTAGGTCAACGGCACTCTTCAGTCGAATGCCAACTGCCAGGGTTTTGCCGTGACTCTTGCGAAATCGAAACGACGCACCCCTCCTGGTAAGGAGTTTCTTCAGCCGCTCGGTCAACGTCCTAGGCCGCGCATCGGACGTCGGCTCGTTCATGCTCTCAAGCCATTGGCAATAGCTCTCGAACAAATCTTTCGTCGACGGATCGTTCTCCTTTTCCGGGCGCCCGATCTCGCACCGCTCATCGAACCACTGGGTGACAAGATCGTGCGAGTCGACATAGGCGTTCGACGCGTCCTGCACCGACTTCGGCACGGCCAGGCCCTCCTTCAGCTCGCCCTCTCGTCCCTCTAGAAGCCAATTGAAAATGCCCGAGCGCTCCGCCTTAAGCACCCGCGACAGCCCCTTGATGCGCATGGCGCGGTACTTGGGATCGTTCTCGAAGTCGTGCGGGAAGTCGATCAGACGAATGCGGCGGCGCATGGCGTTGTCCGCTCCCTGCATGTTCGGCGCAAAATTGGTGGCAATGAAAAGCGTGAATCTGGCGGGAAACTCCTTCACCTCGGCGGCATACGCGCCTCGTGCGGAGATCTTGTCCCCACCGGAAATACGCTTCAAGTCCGCTGCGCGGAAAGACTCCCCGCTCCCGGTCTCGGAGCAGTACACGAACCTGGCACCCTGCAGACGCACAATGTCCGCACGATGCCCACTTGCCGGCGTGCCTTTGCGGCCGATGACGGTCTCATCGCTCAGCGCCTTCGAGTAGCCGCCCATCACCTCGCTGATCGTCTCAAGAAAACTCGACTTCCCGTTGGCTCCGTCGCCGATTAGCAGGTAAAATGCCTCCTCATCCGGTCGGCCTGCCAGCATCTTGCCAAGCACCTTCTGCATGTACCACGCCACTTCTTCGCTTCCGAACCATGTGGAAACACACTTGCGCCAGGTGGGGCAGTCCGCACTCGGGTCGTACCGCACATTGCAGTACTTCACCATCAGGGCATCTGGTGCATTCGGCACCAGATCCCTCGTCTTCAGGTTCACGAGTCCGTTCTCGACCGCGATGAACTCCTCCATCGCGTCCATGTCGTTCTCATCAACATAGAGCTCACGCGTGCGGGTCAGGTTCTTCAGGAGCTTGTCCAACATGGCGCTCTCGCCGTCGAGACAGCGCAGCTGGAACTTGGCCGCCGCCTTTTCTCGGGCTTCATCCCCCGCATCCCTCGCAGCCTTGATCTCCTCCGTCAAAAGCGAATTGAAGATCTCGTCACGAATCCTTGTGCAGATCGAAGCCTCCGGCCCGAGGCGGTCCCATTGCCTCGTAGCAGGCTCAAAGTAATACCAGCGCTTTGCCTGTGGCGCATAGCGGAGGTGATCGCCCCAGTCGCGAAGCACACGGCACAGAAGCCCGTCTTCCGTGAAAGCCTCCGCTCTCGCGATGACCATTCGCGCTTCCCGAGCGATCGGCCACATCGTGAGCGAACGCAGGCCACGGTTATTGAACGTAGCCCACTTCTTCTCCACTTCCTCGAAGCCGTCGTACTTGGCGGCCTGCTGACTGAGCTCATCCCAGAGGGCAAGCCCCTCTGGCGACCCAGTCGTCTCATGATGGATGCGCATGCCGTCCTGGTACCACGGGGTGTAGGAGCCCCACGACTCCACTCTCGGCGTCATCAGCTTGCGAATCTGGTCGATCGTGAGCCCGATCGGGCGCTTCGGCACGAGTTCTTCCGCCAGGGCTTCGTCAGCATCGACGGCAATCGTGCGCTCACTACCCTTGACCGACGCCCACCCGTTGCTCTCAACGAACTTTTCGAATGTGTCGCAGAGCGTCTGAACGCCCTCATACGTCACCAAGGGGAGCTCGGCCGCGGGGACGTCAGTCGGCTCCCCTGAGAGAAGCGCATACGGATAGCTGTAGGGAAGCCCCGTTTCCGGATGGGTGTGATACAGAACAATCTGCTGCCCCTTGCCCAGAACCTCCAACTGAGACTTCGTGGACTCGTCCCCGTTCTTGACGTACTCAAGCGTCGTCTGCTTCAGCCAACGGCCTTCAGCCCTGAAGAGGAGCGCAAACTTCGGGGCGCGACCGACACGGTAAACGGCCATCGCGCACGCAGGGTAAGCCTTGCAGAGGGCGTCAAAAAGCGCCTTCGCCTCCGCGTCGGTTCCGCGAAAGTCAACGTCGATGGCGCAGATCGGAGTGTCGCCGTACCCACACAGCACGCCGACGCCCTCACCCTCCGGCCGCTGTCGGCAAGCCTGGGCGGTGAGCGGAGAGTTCTGCCAGTTGGGCGTGGTCGGATGCTTCTTGCCTTTCGACAACGGAACCACGGGGTAGCCGGTCTCGACGAGCCTCGGCCCTTTCTCACGGATGAACGAGGTCATAACCCGAGCTCCTTGCGAACACGGGCGTCCGACGCCATTTCCTGCTCTCTACGCGTATACGCATCGTGCATTTTCTTCACCGTGCTTTCGCGAAAAGCAAAGCCATCCGGGGCGTTCTGAATCCTGTACAGCGTCATTGGAGTTATATCGCAGTACTTTGCGACTGCTCGCTTGCTAAGGCCGGAACGGACAAGATAAGCCAAGGCCGTCTTTGGGGAGATGTAGTCATTACTCGACATGAGTGCTCCAAAAATATAGAATACAAGTATGGCGACATGAATAATAAGCACAGCGAGTACACTATGTCAACCAATACCACCTTTTTGAGCACACTTCACGAGCTCATGGTCGAGAACGGGCTCTCCGTACGCAAATTGTCAAAGCTCTCGGGCGTCGCTACCGCAACTATCCAGCGGCTGAAATCAGGAGAGTCGACCCCGCACCCCGCCACAATCGCGAAACTGGCCGCCGCGCTGGCCGTTGACCCTAAAGTTTTGTGGGTGGCCTCCGCAACCGATGCTAGAGACGACGATTACCGAGCGGAAATGGCCTACGAGAAACATCTTCAAGAGCTGAGAGGCCAAGGAAACATCTTTCATGGGGCGCATGCCGAGACCCTCATGCGGGAAATTCCAATCCTGGCGCTCTCCCAGACCGCTGATTACTTCTGCACGCCAGGATTCTCCAACTGCGAATTCATCGCGCTCCCGCCCGAAATGCTCTACACCACAAACGTGCCCACGCCGGACTTCGCAATCGTCGCGGAGACCGCCGCCATGGCTCCTGCCGTACAGGACGGAGACGCTCTCTACTTCTGCAAAGAGTGGCCCCGCATAAAGTCCGGGCAAATCGTTCTGGCGGAAACGGAAAACAATTCCGCGATTATTGGAAGATTTAAGAGAGATATTTCCGAAATGTTTTTATCTTTCGACAACAACTCGGAATTCAACATTCCAAGCGTAAAAATTAAAAAAGTTTTGGCGGTATGTGTCGGCCTTTATCGCCCGTTTTTCTAACCTACGATTTCCCCGCCACGCGCTGTCGGGCGGCAAGGATGCGGGAGGCAAGAGAGCTGTCGGTCTTCGCCTCCACCTTGTCGCCGTACTTCTCCGGCGCCCATTTCTTCAGGAGGTCAAGCCGCGTCGACACCGCCAGCTTCCTCGCGTACACCGCATCCCCCTTCTTCACGTCCATGCTCAGCAGGTTCCCGTCGTTGTCATAGCGCTCGTACACGTCCTCCACCATCAGCGGGTCCGTCGCCATCGCCAACGCCTCCTCGGCTAGCGCGTCAACGCCCTGCTCCCGAGCCTTCGCAACAGCCGCCTTCCACTTCGGATCCTTCGAGCACCATTGCGACAGCATGCTGCGGCCAAGACCCACACGCTTCGCAAAAGTCAGCATCATCCCGCCCTGCGCCAAGTAGGCACAGAGCGCGTCCAAGAGCTCCGGCGACTTCACCACCCGGCCCGTCTCCGCATCCGTCGGCAGATACTCCGGCACCTCCGGCAGCCCCACCATCGCCTCAGTCGCCACCCGACGCATCAGCGCCCTGTCCTCCTTCGTCAGCCCGGGACGACGCTTCCTCGGTCCCCACTCCGGGCGCCAGTCCTCGTCCGGCGTCACGGGCTTGTAGTGCGCACGTCGCTTCGACGGGTCCATGTCGGACACTGTCTTGGGCGCCCCTTCATGCACGATCCTTACCACGGCTTCAGACGAGGCAGGAATGGACGTTTTTGAGCACGCTGAGGCGCCGAAGAGACCGTCCCCTTGTGGTTGCTCGTCCGAGAGCGTCGACGCCGTAGCGGCCCTGCTAGAGGGCTTCTCGAGGATCTGAATCGATTTGATCTTGTTTGCGACGGTTTGAGCCATTGTGGAAATTTCCTAAAAAATTTTTTGGAAAGGCGGGCAGTGGGAACTCGGGAAAAAGGGAAGTTCGAAAATGAAAAATTTTTGAGCTTGCCGGTCGGGTGAGGTCCCCTGCGGACGAGCGGCGAAATTGGGCCCCCACCCGTCCCCGACGAGCGCCTCAACCGACCGACACCCGACGCCCCGCACGGACGGTCACCCACGCGGCGGGCAGCACGGCGCGGCGGTGACATCGCACGAAGTCCTTCGCGGTGTTGAAAGGCACGCCGAAGCGGGCGGCGGCCGCGGTGACGGTCTCTCCGGCGGCCACACGCTGGCGAATCTCCTCAACCACAGCGTCGGGCCACCGGCACCGCGCAGAGTCCTCGCCGACCGGGCGACCGGCGGCGCTGACGGCGATTGTCTTTGTCATGTGCTTTCCTCCTGCGGCCGGAGTCTAGCCGCAATCGCCCGGCGAAAGCCGCAACCGTCAAGCGGACGGGCAGGAATCCCCGCGCATCAAGGCGCGGCGGGCGGTGAGGCTGTGAGTTCATACAGAAATGCCCACACCGCCACGGGGCACCGCTGCCGCCGGTCGACATCCCAGGCGGCGGACGGCCCGCGCGCCCGCACCAAAAACCCGCAACGCGGCGCGGCGCGTCGGGTAGGCCAGAGCACCACCAACCCCACGGCGCCACCCCACCGCACGCCGCAAAGCCGCACGGCACGCCGTTCCCACGTGTCGTAGCACCGCATCCGGCGCCACCCTTCGGCCAGGGGGACGCGCGGCCTAAAAAACCGCAGCGGTGCTCAGGTGCCTATTTCGGCCAAAAACATAAACCCCCTATAGGCGTATCTAAGGGGGGTACCCCCTTTGTTTTCACGTATGAGAGAAGTTACGAGAGGGGGTAGATAAGCACCTAAGCACCGCATTTTTCTTCGGCTAACCCACGAAAAATCGGAGTTGCGTTCCAACTCGCAAAAAACAGCAGTTCAGTAAGTCCTATCGCCGCAATCCAACTAACAAAAAAAACGAGTTGCTCACCAACTCGCAAAAAAAACGAGTAGAGGCAGAGGCCCCCGTGGCCTTGAGGGGTCCGGGGAAAGCGCGCGCCATACGGCCGTCGGGCCCGCCGGTGGTGCCTGCGGCCTGAGCGTGCTTGATCTATGTCAAGTGTGCTCATCTTTGCTGTGTTCGTTTGTGCTCGTTTAGGTGTAATATGCACTTAACACGAATCGAGCACGATTCAGCACCAATGAACACACAACTAGGACTCCACACCATGACACCCGCCATCATCGCCCACTACCTCGTCGCAATCGCCGTCATCGCCGTTTTTCTCACCATCGCGCTCATCCGTGAGGCCCTCCTTCGTGAAGCCGCCGACCGTCGCCGTGACGAAGAATTCGACCGCATGCGCGCCGCCGATCGCGCCGCCGCCCGCCGTCGCACTGATGCCCTCTATCTCGACTTCGCCCGCCGCGCCGGCGCCGCCGTGGAGCTCCCGGCGGACTGGGACCGCCTGGTCGACTTCCAGAAAGCTAGCCGCATCGCTGCCCTTCGCGAGATTGCCGAACGCATTGAGCGCCGCGCCGCTTTCGCTGCTCGCTACGGCTGCGAGGTCAAGGCATGACGGCCCGCCGCGCTCTGTCGAACCGCCTGGCCATGTGCGCCGCTGCCCTCGCAGTGGCGGCGCTTGCCGCCGGCGCGGCGGCCTCATCGGTCGACCTGACCGCCGGCGCCTACACCGTCGCAGTGGTCAAGCTGGCTGCAGGCTGCGCTCTCTCTGCTCTTTTCGCTTCTCTCTCCGGCGCGCTTTTCGACGCTGCCGAAGGCTAATCACTTACTTAACTTGCTAGGACTCATCATGACCAACGCCAACAACACCGCTGCCGCCATCGCGGCCGAAATCATCGCCACCACCGAAACGCACATCGAACTGCGCGCCGCTGAGCTTCACGATGTCGACTGCTTCCGCGAGCTGTGCGTCTCTGCTGTCGCATGGCTCGACGCTGAGTACTTCGGCCAGGCCGATGACGATGAGGAGCACGCAGACGAGTACCGCGACCCGCTCTCGTTTGAGGTCTACCTCAACAGTCGAACCGGCGAATACATCGCCGACCTTGATCTTGCCGTAGGCGGTCCGACTATCCGCGCTCGCTATGAATCCCAATGGGGCGAGCTCACGATCACCGCCGCCTGGGGCGCCGACCGCGTGGTGATGAGCGCCCGAAACTGCGCCTTCGTCGACTGGATCGAAACTTGTGCCGATAGCTACTGCTAAGCCCCGCGCCCCGCCACACCGGTGGGGTGCATATGAGAGCGCCCGGGCGTCCGGACGCTTTCACCTGCAAAACCGCAGGGGCTTTTTTCAACTCATCAGCTAGGACTCACTATGTACGCAAACACCTCCCGCGCGGCCCTTGACGCCGCCCACCTTTCCCCCACCGCCCGCGGCGTGATCGCCACGCTCGCAAGCGCTGCCGGCACCGCCGCCCCGATCGTGAACATGTACGACCTCGACACGTCGTCGTATGACATCGATCCGGACGGCCGCACGGTCCGCATCTATGGCGCGGCCTTTTTCCGCACCGCACCGCAGGACGTCGTGCGATTCACGCTGGTGCTGTCCCGCGCCGATCTGCGTGACGATGAGGCGCCCACCTGGATCGATTTCGATTCCGATGACCTCGAGGCCGCCGGTCTCGCTCTGGCCGAAGAGACTGCCGAGGCCGCATTGCTTGATGCGCTCCGTACGCCCGGTTTCAACGTTGCCGGAGCGCCGGCCGTACTCACGACTTCGTTCATCGATTTCTATCTGCCTGCCGTCCGTGACGGCGCCGGCAGCACTGAGCACATCCGCGCCGCGTCCGGATGGTGCCTTTTCGCCTATCCGTCTGAGGAGAATTCCGAACTTACTGACGTATACGCCTATCGACGCTACAGCGACGACTATCCGCGCTGCGAAGCCCATGGCGCGGCCGATTGGGCCGATGCGCGCGATCAGCTTGAGGGCCGTGTGCCCGAAGAAACGCTAGACGATTTCGAGCGTTTCTATCTCGAAAACAAAATCGCCTGGGCGCAGGTCCAGTAACAGTAAGCCAACGGCCGGCCGCTGCGCCGGCCCCTCAGTCTCACTAAAAAGGAATTTCGTCATGTCTTCTCTTATCGCTCTCAAGCCCCGCGCCGTCGCACTGCTCCGCGCGGCCATTCTTTTCGCTGCAAAGGACGATGCCCGCGAACAGCTTACCGCTGTATGTATCGACCCCGACCCCGCCGCCGGCCGCGTGCGTATCGTGGCTACTGACAAAAACATGATGTTTGTAGCCACGGCGCCGGCGCAGCTCTACGGAAAGCCCACCCCCGTGCTGCTCTCTGGCGCTTCGCTTAAGCCGGCGATTGCCGCTTTCCGTGCTGCAGACATCCGCCGCGCCGGCGCTCTGACCGTCGATCCCGGCCGCCGGTACGCACGTCTATCGCTGGTCCTGGCTGACGCCAGTGTCGCGATTGAGGATGTGCTGCGCGACCGCGAAAACGAGATTGTCTCAGCGCTCGCAACGATGGCCGATGCACAGTATGTCGACTACCGCCGCGCGCTTCCGATCCCCGGCGCGATCCAGCAGGCCACGCCCCCGGCGGCGGTTAATCCGAAGCTACTCGGGACGATTTGCAAGGCCGCGGAGCTACTGGATGATCGTCCCAAAGTCGCGTCGCATGTCCATGTCCGCTTTTTCGCAGCGGACGAGCACGGGCCGCAGTGCGCTGCGATTTCGTCTGACGCCATCGCGGCGGTCATGCCGATGCGCGCGGATTCTGCGGAGTATGCGGAGTATGCGGAGTATGCGGACGTGTACGCAACGATTTTTTAAGCCGCCCCGCTCGCACTAGTCAACACCGGCCGCCTTTCGAGGCGGCCAAATTTGGAGCATTGAGCCATGACAGCAAGGAATTTCTACCGCGTCGACGCCGCCGGCCGAATCGAAAAACTTTCCGGTTCGATTTTGAAAGAGCTAACCGGCGCGGCCACGGTGGCCGCCGCAATGGATGCGATTCGCAACGACATGGCCGGCCGCGAGGACTTCGCAGAAATTTGCTTTTCGTACCTCGAGGCGTGTGCCATCGCCCGCACGCGCAAGGAGCGCAGCGAATGATCTACGCAATCGTCCTACGTCAAGCCGCGCGTACTGGTGACCGCTGGCAGGTGCTGCCCCGTGCTTACTACTCCGTATGTGAGGCCCTGGCCGACGCCCGCCGCTCCCGCCTGCGTTGTCCGCTACTGGTCTTCCGCGTAGTGCGCAGACCGACAGCCGAAAAGCTACCGGACATCTATCGATGGTAGCGCCCACGCGGCCGGTGTCATGCCGGCCCGCAGAGGAAAGCCTACAGCCCCGCGCCGCGGGCTTTTCTCTGCGCAGTAACCCGGGACTGCATACGCCGCCCCGCCCTTCACTTTCATTTTTTGGGAGGCTCTATCGTGAGTCTTGAAACTGAGATTCGAGCTCTGACCGATGAGGTCAAGACCCTGGCCACCATCGCCCGCGCCATCGTCGCCGGTCGCTCTCTCAACGCCGACACGGCAGCGCAGGAGGCCCCGACCACCGGCGCGCCGGTTACCGTCCCCACGCCCGAAGAGACGCCCGCGCCGGCCACGCCCGCACCCGCCCGCGCCGAAGCTGCCGCCCCGGCCGCTCCGGAACCCGTGGAGAAGCCCGCCGAAGCCCCTAAGGCTGAACTGGCGCCCGAAGCCGCCGCGCCTGCGGCAGAGGTCGAAAACGTGCCGAAGGACCCCGCCGGTTTCATGGCCGCGCTTCACGCGCTCGTCGTCGGCCGCTCCGACGCCAAGGATGTCATGCGCGCCGCACTTGAGGCCATCGGCGCAAGCTCTTTCCGCACGCTGGACAGCGCTCGCTACGCGGAGGCGCTTGCCGCCGTCAAGGCTGAACTAGCGAAGGCGGAGGCGTGACCATGGCTAAGCATGCTCTCATTAGCCCGTCGAGCTGCGGGCGCATCGCCTACTGCCCGGCGTCTGTCCTTCTCTCGAAGGGCATGCCGGAGGACTCCAGCCCTTACGCAGAAGAAGGCACCGCGGCACACCGCTGGTGTGAGCTCGAGTTGCGGGCGAAGTTTGCGGGCCGCGACCTAAACCGCGCCGAAGCCGCAGAGCGCGCGGCCATCAAGCTGTCTCACGACGGCATGGAACCCCACGTGCGCGAGTATGTGTCCCACGTGGCTGAACTGGCCGGGGGCGCTCTCTATCGCGCCGTCGAGGTCCGCCTGCCGGTAACGCCGATCACGGGCGAGCCCGACGCCTTCGGCACTGCCGACTGCGTGGTTATCGACAAAGACGGTGTGCTCCACATCATTGACTTCAAGTACGGCGCCGGCGTCAAAGTCGAAGCGAAGCACAACGCGCAGCTCGGCGTCTACGCGCTTGCCGCCATGGCTGAACTAGACCCCGAAGGCATGATGTTCGGCATCGAAAAGGTCGTGCTCCACATCATCCAGCCGCGCATGGACAACATCAGCGCGTGGGCGATTGACCGCGCAGCACTTGAGGGGGAGTTCCTCACGAATATCCGCCGCTCGTCGGATCGTGCGCTCCACCTGGTCGAGCACCCCGAAGACCTGAAGGAGGACTACCCCTTCCTGCCGCTCGAGGGCTCCGGCATGACGCCAGAAGGCGACTTCGCGATCCCGAACGATCACATCTGCCGCTTCTGCAAGGCGAAAGCGAGCTGTCCGATCCTGCATCGGTCCACGGTGGAGGCGCTCGAAGCGGACTTCGAGGATCTCGCTGACGTCGCCGAGGCTGAACAAGCTGCGCCCGTCGCCGTCGCGCTCCCGAGCTCGATCCCCGTGCCGACCACGCCCGAGCGCCTGGCTGCCGCATACAGCTGGCTCAAGGTGATTCGCATGTGGTGCGACGCCGTGGAGGGCGCCATGTACGACCGCCTCAACAGCCATGGCGAGACCGAAGGCTACAAGCTCGTCGCGGGTCGCCCCGGTCCGCGCAAGTGGACGGATGCCGAAGCCGCCGAGGCTGAACTCCGCAAGGCACTCAAGGTTGATCAAGCGTATGACCGCAAGGTGATCTCGCCGACCACAGCCGAGAAGCGCCACAAGGCGGGCGAGATCGGACCCAAGTACTGGGCTCGACTCTCAAACCTCATTGGTCGAAGCGACGGCAAGCCTCTGATCGTGCCCAGCACGGACGAGCGCCCCGCGTTGACGCCGCAAATCGAGACCGACTTTGACGATCTCGACCCCAAGGCTGAACAAGCCAATTAAACCCTGTCATTTTTGAAGGAAATACAAATGGCAAAACTTACTGCTGAAGAGCGCAAGAAGCTCCACCTCGTGCTGCGCAAGGTGCGCATCGCCTACCCGGAAGTCTTCGAACCGAAGCACAACGATCTCTCAGGCAAGGACGAGTACTCCGTGCAGGTTCGCCTCTACGAGAACAACCCCGAGCACATGAAGATCGTGGAGATGATTAATGCCGCGAAGGAAGTGGCCGCTAACGCCTTCTGGGGCCGCGACGCCAAAGCCTTTAATGCCCGTGTCGAGAAGATCGACAACAACAAGGGGCTCCGTCACAACGACGAGGGCGGCTTCTACTTCCTGAGCGCCAAGCGCCGTCCCGACCAGCAGGCCCCGCGCATCGTCGGTCGTGACCGCACGGTTGAACTGCGCCCCGAGGACGGAAAGATCTACAGCGGCGCTGTCTGCAACGTTGTCGTGGATCTCTGGTGCTACAGCGGAAAGGCAAAGAATGGCACGCCCATCCAGCCTGGCTTCTCCTTCACGCTCTGTGGCATCCAGTTTGTTGAAGACGGCGATCCGATCGGCGGCGCTTCCGTCGCCAAGGACGATGACTTCGATGATCTGAAGGCGGACGACGATCCCGACTTCACCGACATCCCGTAAAGCGCTTACGCGACTTTGAACAAAGCCCCCTCTTCTCCCCAGAGGAGGAGGCTTGATCCAGAGCCGCGGGGGAAACCGCTCGGAACGCAGAGCCGTAGCGGGTCGGGTGATTCATCAGGCAGTAATGCCGGAGTTCTAGCACCACGATCACACAAGGATGAGCATCTGCAGCTCTTGCCGCACGGCAAGCCCTCATCCTCCCCCAAGGGCTCCCCAGTTTTTCAAAGGAGTCTCACATGGATCAACTTCACAAGCCGACAGAAGATGAGCGGCAACGCCGCATAGGGCGTCTCGTTGCCGGCAAAGAGATCGTAGATGTCGTCGGCTGGTACGCGACGCCTTCGGCCGCGAAGCGCTGGCTTGTCGTCGCCCATTGCCCCTTCTGTGGGAAGCCCTTCAAGGTGAAAGAACTCAGCCTCTACAGCAAAGCCGTCAACTGCGGATGCCGCCCCCGTGCGAACGGCGTCGCGTTGCGCGAGAGCGGGAACCTCACGATCAGTGGCGAGCGCTGCTCGGTTGCGGAGGGGGAGCGCCGACGCGAAGAAGCGATCAAGGCCGCGGCAATCCGCCGGCATGACAAGGCTGAACAAGACGGCCCGCTGTACGTGCCCGAGAACCCGTCTCTCAAAAAGTGGTATGGGCGGGATGCGATGGACCGGTTCACGAAGGATCGAGTCTTCGTGTACTGGATGACGCTGGACCGCGCCGCCTGCTGCCCCGCATGGCAGGACTTCGAGAAGTTCTACGGCTGGGCGATCCGCAACGGCTTCGCCCGTGAAAAGGTGCTCGTACGCCTTGACCGCACGAAACTGATGAGCCCTTTGACTTGCAAATGGAGTCTTCCATGAAATACCTTTTCGCGGACCTTGAGACCTTCTCTCCGCTCAATCTCCCCCAAGTCGGCAGCTTCCGTTATGCGGAAGACTGCGAGATTCTGCTGTGGGGCTACGCCGTCGACAACGAACCCGCCCGCGTCTGGGACTGCACGAACCCGCAGACCAAAGAGATGCCCGAAGCGCTTGCCAAGGCGCTCAAGGAAGTGCAGGCGGGCGAGCGCAAGATCGTCTGGCACAACGGCATGATGTTCGACACGGTTGTGCTTGCCGCCCACGGCTACCACATCCCGCTCGAGATGATCGTGGACACCATGGTCATCGCCTATCAGCACGGGCTCCCCGGCGCTCTTGGCGACCTCTGCGACGTGCTTCGCATGTCGACCGACAAAGCGAAGGACAAGGACGGCAAGCGCCTCGTGCAGCTCTTCTGCAAGCAGCAGCCTGAGTGCTACAAGGTGCGTCGCCATGACCGCTACACGAAGTCCGAGGACTGGATCAAGTTCGTCAACTACTGCAGGCTCGACGTGGAAGCGGAGCGTGAGCTTTTCAAGGCGCTGCCCAAGTGGAACTGCACGGAGTGGGAGCATCGCCTGCAGGTGCTCGATGCCGAGATCAACCGACGAGGCATGCAGATTGACGTCGACCTTGCCGAGGCCGCGGTTGAACTATCCGAACGGAACAAGAAGCTCCTGGCCGAGGAGACTCAGCGTCAGACGAACGGTGAAGTCGGTGCCGCCACGCAGCGTGATGCGCTCATCGACTACATGGCTCGCGAGTACGGCTGGAAGATCGACACGATGACGAAGGCCGAGCTTGAGAAGCGGGTGGACGACCCGTCCGTACCGGAGCCCGTTCGTGAGCTTCTGAAGCTCCGCCTCATGTCTACGAAGACCTCGATCCAGAAGTTCAAGGCGCTTCTGCGGCGCGTCAACAAGGACGGGCGCATGCGCGGCGGGCTCCAGTTCCGTGGGGCTTCGAGAACCGGGAGGTGGTCGGGTAGGGGCTTTCAAGGCCAGAACCTGGCTCGCCCCACAGTTTCACAGAAGGAGATCGACTTCGCTACCGAAGTGCTCAAGCAGCGAGACGGTACGTTCGAGTGCTTCTACGACGACCCATCGGTCATCCTTCCCAACCTTCTCCGCGGCGAGATCATCGCACCTGCCGGAAAGAAACTGATCGTCGCCGACTACTCCAACGTGGAAGGCCGTGTGCTCGCTTGGCTTGCCGGTGAGGAGTGGAAGCTTCAAGCCTTCCGAGACTTTGACGCGGGGCACGGCCACGACCTCTACAAGCTTGCCTACGCCAAGGCGTTCGGCGTGAAGCCTGAGGACGTGACGAAGCCCCAGCGCCAGATCGGCAAGGTGCTCGAGCTCGCGCTCGGGTATGGCGGAGGAGCCGCGGCGTTCGCCCGTTTCGCATCTGGGTATGGGATGAACCTCAACGAGATGGCCGAGTACGTGAAGTCGAGCGCACCGCGCGCCGACTGGCTCGATGCTGCCGACAGCTACTCGTTCTTTGCAGAAAAGAAGATGACGGGAGGGCTTGAGCGCGAGACCTTCATCGCTTGCGAGACCTTGAAGCGCCTGTGGAGAAAGTCGAACCCGAAGATCGTCCAGTTCTGGGCGAACGTCGGGCAGGCCGTGCAGAAGGCCATCGTCTCTCGAGAGAGTGTCCGCGTCGGCTATGTCGCCTTCACCAGGACTGAGAGCTTCCTCGTCATCCGACTGCCGAGCGGCCGTCTGCTCTGCTACCCGTCGCCGAAGACGAATCCGGGGGTCGGCAAGGACTCGTTCACCTATATGGGCGTTAATCAGTTCTCGCGCAAGTGGGAAAAGATCGAGTCATACGGCCCGAAATGCGTGGAAAATGCCTGTCAGGCAGTCGCTTGCGATCTCCTCTCCGAAGGGCTTCTGCGCATGGACGCCGCGGGCTACAAGACCGTGCTGACCATCCACGACGAGGCGATCACGGAAGCGCCCGACACCGACGAGTTCACCTTCAAGAAGATGGAGCATCTGATGTCGACGCTGCCCGACTGGGCGCCCGGGCTTCCTCTCGTAGCGGCGGGCTACGAAGCCTACAGATACAGGAAGGATTAGACCATGGAAAAAGAGAAAGACCGGTGCCTGACGCCTCGCGAGTTGGAAATCCTACAGCTCACAGCGAAGGGCCTCGAGCAAAAGCAGATTGCGGAAATCCTGGGCATTTCGTTCGCGACTGTCGTCGCGCACAGGAAGAAGCTCTTTAAGAAGCTGGGTGTCCACAACGTCGCCGAAGCGGTTTACGAGGCCTTCCAAATGGGGTTTTTAAAGGTTCAAAAATGAAAAAGCGAAACAAGAAGTACCGTCCGAAGCGCACGCACGCCCCTTCTTTCATTTACTCCCTGACGCTGGGGGAGTTGACGGAGGGGGACCGCGCGAGGTCGGACATCCATCCGTACGTCCACCTCGATGTTCTGCGCCGTGGCGAGGGGGACGAAGAGGACGCATGGCACGTCCAGTCCGCGCTTCGCCACGCGTGGGTCCTGAGCCAGGGGTTCGAGGAGAAGACGACGATGAGGCTCACTTTCCTTCTCGCGTTCGCCTCGCTCAACTGCATGGCGCAGCTCAAGAAGCGGGAAGAGCCCGAGCTGCCGGATGCGCTCTTCGAGCCCGTCGACCTGGCGCTTGAGTATCTGAAGCAGATGAAGGACTCGTGCAACCGCTCCGAGCTCCTGAAGTCCATGTGGGCGCTTGAGGCGTCCGGTCACATCTTCGACATCCCGACAGGCTCCGGCTTCCTTGTCGACCCCGTCAACGATGACGACTTCGACAAGGTGCAGGGCCGAGGAGGCTTCGCGGTCATCAACAAGAAGACCCGACGGGGTTGGATTGAACGGAACGGCGCCATGAACCGCTGGGAGTGGCACTGTCATGACGAAGATGTCGTGGTGCCGATAACCAAACCATTTGTCCTTTTACTTTACACACCTATCAAACCATGAATTGCATTACCCATCGATACCCTTTGCCGACCTGCGCCATCCACGGCGAAGACAGCTCTGTGCGCGTCACCGCCCGCGTGGTCGGCGTCTCCAAGGTGGGCATGCCCAAGGTCGTCATCGACATGGATGGCGTCAAGGGCATCCCGCTGACTGAGATCCACAAGCTCGAAACCTTTCTGACGAGTGTCTACGACTGGCGCCGTCTCGCGTTCAACAAAGGAGAGATCAAGTGAACGACAACATCAACCACCCGAAGCACTACGAAGATGCGGGCTACCTCGTTCAGCCCATCGACGTGTGCCAAGAGTTGCCCTTCTGCCTGGGCAACGCCGTCAAGTACCTCTGCCGCGCCGGCAATAAGGAGGGGTGCCCCGAGCTCGAGGACCTGAAGAAGGCCCAGTGGTACCTCAATCGGCAGCTTGCCCTCCTCGGCAACGGCTCCACGGCCGCTGTTCTGTCGGCCAGAGGGGCCTGCGCCGCACACTTCCTCGAAGAAAAGCACGGCGGCCCGCTCCGTTGGCTTTTTGGTACCGGGATTTACGGTGTAGCAGGCAGCGGCTTCGTCGTCTTGAGGACGGATGTTGTCTCCTGCTTAGCGGCAGTGCGCATGGCCATTTACCAACTCGTCGAGCAGAAGGAGGACGAAGAAGTGCGCGAGTACGACCCGCACGGATGGAACGACTTTCCCGAAGTCGAGCCGCCCGAAGGCGTCTTGATGCGCGTCGAGTGCCGCGATGGAAGAAAGGCCTGCGCCAAGTATCGGCTCTTTATCGAAGGAGGCTCATGGTGCGATGTCAATGGCGGGGCTTGGCCTGAGGCGTACAGCCAAAGCGTTGCCCGCTTCCGCCCGTGGGGCGACCCGGAGGACGAGGAATGACAGAAGATGGAAAGATCGAATGGCAGCGGTTCGATGCAGACGATGAAGCGACGCACCCGGACACAGGCAAAGAACTCATCATCATTGCCTTGAAAGGCGGAAAGCCCGTCTACATTCCGAGAGGCTATTTCGGGCTGGGCATCGAGTTCTTCTACGAAGTAAAGACCGTCAAAGGCTGCAAGGTCACGAAGCGAAATGAGTACAAAGTCGAGGACTTCGACGACATCGCGTGGGCCTATCTCGACATTCCGTCGTGGTGGATCAGAAAGGAGAAAGAGGAATGAGACCTGAAAGAGAATACAGACGCATGGCAATCGTCGCTTTGGACTTCATCCAGAAGTACGCGACTGCAGGAAAAGAGGCCTGGAAAGGTCAAACTCCTCCGACCATGGAGGAAGTCGACTCGGTTATCCGCGACCTGTCCTATTTCGTTGGAGCGCTGAAGGACTATCGCTCTATCCGCATCCAGATGATGAAGGAGAAAGAGGAATGACGCCCGAAGGAAACCTCGTAGCCTACCTGTGCAAGCGGGCGAAGGCAGAAGGCTTTCGTGTGCGCAAGCTCTCCTACGAAGGGCGCCACGGAGCTCCGGACCGACTGATCCTTGCGCCGGGCGCAGCCGTCTTCGTGGAAGTGAAGGCGCCGGGGCAGCGGCCCCGCCCTGAGCAGACGCGCGAGCTTGCCATCTTCAATGACAGCGGGCTTCACGCCTGCTGGGTGGCGTCCAAGGAGGACATTGACAGCGTGCTCACGGAGCTCTCGCTTCGCTCCTGGCACGCGCTGGAGGAAGACCCGTATGTGTGATGCCCTTTTCGGGATGTTCGTTACGCTGCTCCCGCTCCTCGCCGCCGGGCTTGTCGCGTGGATTCTGTCCTGGTGCGAAGACAAGAGGAAATCATGAAGTTCACCCCTCGCCCCTATCAGAGGCTGATCGTCAACCACATCCTCTCCCGCGAGCGGACTGCCGTGTGGGCAGGCATGGGTATGGGCAAGACTAGCTCGACGCTCTACGCCATCAACCTTCTCCAGTCGGTAGAAGGCGTAGGCCCCGCGCTGATCCTCGCCCCGCTCCGTGTGGCCGTATCGACGTGGCCGGATGAGGTCGCCAAGTGGGAGGACTTCTCCCACATGCGCGTCTCCGTCCTCTACGGTTCGAAGGCGCAGAGGAAGAAGGCGCTCAATGAGAAGGCCGACATCTACTGCGTCAACTACGAGTCCCTCCCCTGGCTGGTCGAGGAGCTCGACGGCAACTGGCCGTTCGACATCATCGTCGCCGATGAGGCCACGCGCCTGAAGAGCTTCCGCACCCGCTCGGGTGGGTCCCGTGCGAAGGCACTTGGCTCCGTCGCGTGGCGTTCCGAGTTCTTCATCGAGCTTACGGGGACACCCGCCTCGAACGGGCTCCTCGATCTCTGGGGACAGTTCTGGTTCTTGGACAAAGGCGAGCGCCTTGGCAAGACGATGCGCCGATACCAAGAGGTCTACTTCACGCCTATCCGCGTGGGCGCCAACGCCTTCGCGGTGAAGTACGAGCCCCGCGGGTTCGCCGAGAAAGCGATCCTTGAGAAGACGCAGGACATCGCGCTGAAGCTCAACGCCGAGGACTGGTTCGACATCGAAAAGCCCATCGTCATGGACGTGGAGGTAACGCTCGACGAGAAGGTGATGAAGGCGTACCGAAGCCTCGAGCGGAACCTCTACGTCGAGCTGGGCGAGTACGCCGTCGACACGGCCAACGCGGCTACGAAGACGTCTGCCTGTCTGCAGCTTGCCTCCGGCAACCTCTACGAAGGCGAGGAAGTAACGCCTGACTTCGAGCGGCTTGCCGAGGCGAAGGCCGCACAGTCGGTAGAACGCGTCGACGGAGGGACGACGAAGCCTTACTTCCACGTCCACGACAGTAAGCTCCGTGCGCTCGCCTCCATCGTGGAGGAAGCCAACGGCATGCCGATCCTCGTGGCGTACCAGTTCAAGCACGAGCGCGACAGGATCCTCTCCTACTTCAAGGGATCCCGCGTGCTCGACAAGAACCCGCAGACGATCCGCGACTGGAATGCCGGCAAGATCCCGATGCTCCTTGCGCACCCCGCCTCGTGCGGCCACGGCCTCAGCATGCAGGACGGCGGGAACATCCTCGTCTTCTACTCCACCGGGTGGAACCTCGAGGAGCACGAGCAGATCATCGAGCGCATCGGACCGACACGACAGGCGCAGGCGGGGCATCCGCGCCCCGTCTTCGTCTACAACATCATCGCAAAAGACACCTTGGACGAGGTCGTACAAGAACGAATCAAAACCAAGCGCAGTGTCCTCGACCTGCTCATGGAAAGGAGAAAAGCATGAAACCGCAAGAGCTAATGACCGCAAAGCAGGTGCGTACCTATGTAGGGTGCGCCCCCAACACCCTTACGAAGGCTGTGCGTGAAGGACGCTTTCCCGCTCCTGCCCTCATCCTCGGCCGCCAACGATGGCGAAAAGCGGACGTGGACGAGTACCTTGAGCGAGCGTTCAAGGTCGCACAAGCAAGGCGAGTGGGTGCATGAGAGGGAATCCGTAGTCCAGACTAAGAATGCGCGAGGAATAGAGGCATTTCGAGCCGACACCTCGCGCATTTTAGTAAGGGGGTTCACTATGGGTGAATTCGCTAGTAAAGGAGTCGCGGGTAGCGGCCTGGGTCTCGGCATTGCCGGCACCGCGTTGGGGCTTCTCAACGCTAATGGAAACGGTGGCGGCCTTCTTGGCGGGCTGTTTGGCGGCGGCAATTGTCAGAACGCTCAGGCTGGCATGGCGCTCAATGCTCTGGCTGAAAAGGACGCGAAGATCGCGGAACTGACGGCCATGCGCTACAGCGACAACCAAGATGCGGCGGTCTACAAGCAGACGCTTGCCGACAACAAGACGCTTCGAGACGAGATGTACGCCTACATCACGCCGATTGCCCAGGAGTCCGCGGCCAATCGCGAACGCGTGGCGGTGCTCGAAGCACAGCAGAAGTGCGAGATCGAGAAGGCTCTCCTCCGAGAACAGATCGTCACGCAGAAGATTGACCGTGTGGCGTCCGATTGCGCCTGCGGTCTCCGCAACCTTTCGGCTGAGGTCGGCTCCATCAAGGCTCGCGTCAACGCAATCACGCAGGAAGTTGTGCCGCTCGGTGCAATCTGCCCGCAGCCGATGCCGCGTTACAACGAGTGGAAGAGTCCGGTCGACACGACCACGACGACCACGGGTCAGTAACCAGTAGGAGCGCGTGATGGTCGTTGAAGTCAGTCATATTCCGACGATAGTTTCGGAGTTTGTCACAACCGTGGTCATGCCGAAGGCACCCACCGGGCTCCTGAAGTTTGGCATCGGCTTCGTCTCCCCCTACATCCGCGACGCCGTAGCGGTGCGTGTCGAGCAGTCCCTGCCGACGCTCAAGATGCTCGGCATCGTGGACGAAGGGAAGGTTGATCTTGACCGTGCATCCGCGGCCGCCTACGCCGCGCTCGAAGAGGCCGGCGGCAAGGTGGAGCTTAGCGGCTACATGGTCGACAAGGCGGACATCGACGCGCTCCTTGAGATCGCGAAGAAACACGCGGTCGACTAAGGAGAAAGTCATGGACTTGAAGGACATGCGAAAGATGCAGGGTGAGCGCACCGAAGAAGAGCTTCTGGAGAAGATCGACAAGATCCTCGACGACGCTCGGGACGGTCACTACAGCCTGACATCCCAGAACCTGGAAGATCTTTGTGAAGCGTGGGAGTGCATCAAGCACATCCGCACGGTTCTAGCAATGGATCGTTAACCACGCAGGGGGCGATCCAGTCGTCCCCTTTCTTTTCAATCATGCTGACAACCCTGCAGAACCTCATTCCTCAAGGAGCGGAGAGAGTCATGCTGACCGCAGGCGGTGTGCTGGGCGGCGCCCTGTCATTCGCCTTCGGCGACGTAGGGCCGCTGCTCTGGTGGCTTGTCATCTTCACGGTGACGGACTTCTTCCTTGGCACAGGCATAGCCGTGCTTCAAGGGCAGTGGTCGAGCCATAAGAATTTCTTGGGCGTTTTGAAGAAGGCGCTGATGTTCGCCATCGTGGCGCTCTCCCACGGGCTCGACGAAGTCTTCGCGCCCGTCATCCACTTTCAGATTTTCCAAAGCATCACCATCTGCGCCTACGCGGCGGGTGAGTTCGGCTCCATCATCGAGACCTTGGAGCGCGGAGGCTTGGGCGGTGCGGTTCCGCCCGTGCTCCGTCGGCTTGTCAAAACCCTCAACGAACGCATTGAAGCGCACGCCGAAGAAGAGCTGGCGAAGCGCGGATTAACCGTGGAAAAGGAGAAAGACCATGAGTGAAACGAGAGCCCTTACGGCTTGGCCGGTCGAGTTGGCCGCAGACTTCATTGAACAATGGGAAGGCTTCCGCGAGACGGCGTACCTATGCCCCGCGGGCGTGCTCACCATCGGCTTCGGCCACACTGGATCCGACGTGAAGGAAGGGCAGGTCGTGACGTACAAGGAGGCCTACGACATGCTCCTTGAAGACCTCAAGCGCTACGCCTCGGGCCTTGCCTTCTGGGTCAACGTCTACCTAACCGAAGGCCAGTACGTGGCGCTTATGAGCCTTGCGTACAACATTGGCGTGGACGGTGTCGTCCACAAGTGCCCGAAGCTCATGCGCGCCGTGAATGCCGGCGACGAAGAAGAAGCCGCCCGCCAGTTCTTGGACGTGAACAAGGCCAACGGCAAAGTCCTGCCAGGGCTCACGCGCCGCCGTCAGGCAGAAGCGAAGCTCTATCTGGGTGAAGA